ATTTTCAGTGTCATCATTTTCAGTGTCATCATTTTCAGTGTCATCATTTTCAGTGTCATCATTTTCAGTGTCATCATTTTCAGTGTCATCATTTTCAGTGTCATCATTTTCAGTGTCATCATTTTCAATGTCATCATTTTCAATGTCATCATTTTCAGTGTCATCATTTTCAATGTCATCATTTTCAATGTCATCATCTAGCGTTTTAATAATATCTTTGGCAATACTGAAATTATTATTTATCATAAGAATATATAAAAGTTCAACATTGTTATTCGTTAATCTATAATATATATTTAATATAGTTTCTTTTTTTTTACTTAGTGTTATATCAATACAATTAATTTCAGGTAATTCTATATTATTATTTTTATAATATTCATAAATGAAATAAGAACGTATTGATGTACTTGATATGTCAGTTTTTATTTGATTATTCTTATATAAGCTATTCATATTTATCTTATTTTCATGGATTATTATTGCATGATCTATAATATTATTTAATAATTGAAATTCTAAATTATTACATTTAATTACGATTAAGGTTTTCAAATTTTTTTCAAAATTTTTTTCAAAGTTATCAATTTGTTCTAATTCTTCAGTTTGTTCTAATACTTCAGTATGCTCTAATATTTCATCATTAAAGAAGAAGTCACTCATTCTATAATATATATAAATAAGATAAAATTGAAAAATAATTTAAATGTATACGTTGTGTATACATCTAAAAATAGTTATCATGCATACATGCCAAAAATGCGGAAAACCCTTTGCGCAAAAATCGCACTTGACGCAACACCAAAAACGCAAAACACCATGTGTATATTTACAAGAGACACAACCCGCACCCCCTCCAAACAATAATGTTTTGAGGAATCGGGTTCATGAGTTGGGGCAATATTTCACATGCAATGCTCTTTTACAAGCCAAAGTCTGTGAATTTATCAAAAACGATCCACAAGTGATTTTAGAACCATCGGTTGGACAAGGACACTTGATTCAAGCATTACAAACACAATTTCCTACTATTGTTTGCGATATGTACGAAATCGATGAAACACTGAAACCATTGTCTTGTGTGGAGCGAACACAAATTGTCTTTGGAGATTTCCTGACCATTCCTTTAAACAAACATTATGCTACGATTATTGGTAATCCTCCTTATGTTCGAACCAAGACCGGCAATTTGTATATTGATTTCATACGAAAATGCTTTCATGCATTGGACGACTCAGGAGAATTGATCTTCATTGTTCCCTCGGATTTCTTCAAATTGACTTCTTCGAGCGATCTTCTCCAAACAATGATGGAAAATGGGACTTTTACGCACATATACCATCCTCATAACGAAAACCTCTTTGCGAATGCATCCATTGATGTATTGGTTTTCCGCTATTGCAAGAATGCTAGTTTAGAGAAGGTGGTACAATACAATGACGAGAGCCTGTACGTGCATCATCAAAATGGACTGGTTTCCTTTTCCAAGGACAAACAAGAAGACGATAATGGATTGCTGTTTTCATCTATGTTTCACATTTATGTGGGATTAGTCAATGGAAAAGAAGAAGTCTATAAACACGATACTTTAGGAAATATTGAATTGTTGAACGGAGAACACAAAAAACAAAAATACATTTATTTGAATACGTTTCCGAGCGCAAATGCAGAAACAAATGCCTATATGTTGGAACACAAAGACACTTTAATCAATCGCAAAATACGAAACTTTAGCGAAAAGAATTGGTATGAATGGGGTGCTCCGCGCAATATAAGCGCCATGGAGAAACATAAAGGAGAACCATGTATTTATTTATATAATCTTACACGCCAATCCAAGGTTGCTTTTCTAGACAATGTCCAATATTTCGGAGGGGCATTGTTGTTATTGATACCGAAAAAAAAGGACGTGGATTTGGTCAAGTCGGTGGATTACTTGAACAGTCCTTCTTTTCGTACTATGTTCTTGTTTTCAGGGCGATTTAAAATCGGTCATCGTCAAATTTCCAATTGCGCATTTCCCAAATCCTGTTTTAAGGAAGCAGCAGCAGGAGGATCATCCAATGGAACGTCAAACATTACAGGTGGTACTTGAATCCAATTTGACGGTAATGAGTCGAAGAATCCTTGTAATGATTGTTTGACACCTCCCATAATGACGTTATAAGCTTCGTCCCAAGAACGTTCCACTGGATCACACATTTTTTCTTTTTTCCAATTGACTTGTAAAATATTCGACGGGTTAATATTGACCACCCAATGTTGGATTTGCTTAGCTCCGCGAACCAACACTTTGGAGGAGTCATTTTTATCAATACATAAGAACCAGTAATCCCGGCCAGGAATATCTGCTTTGTGGGTTTCAATAAGGTGATGCATGATTTTGAAATTCATGGCTTTGGGAATATCACTATCATGTAAATCGGTAAAGGCATATACCATACCGGCTTTACTGAAACAATTGTCGGTACTTCCGATACTGGTTTTAATATTTACAACATAACGGGTAATTTTATCATAATCCAAAATCACCATATCACCGAATTTTCGTGCGGCTTCGTCGATCATATGGTGTTGAAACGTTTTATGTTCCATGAGCGCTTTTTTTACTGCCCCTTCATCCTTTAAACTTCCACCTCGTCCTTCTCCCTCCACTTTTTCACTTATGGCAATACTGTATTGCGATAAATAATTGCTAATGTCTTGTAAAATAATAGGAATACTCATTTTGTATGTGTTTTAATTAGAAAAAAGAGAAAAGGGCATTTCAATTTTATTAATAAAAACATTAATGAAAACAAGATATAAAAACAAGTGCGTTTGAAATACTATAATCTTGTCTTCTATGAACGAAGAAAACAATGTATTGACAATAAAAACTGTCCAAATTCAGCCTATTCGAAATATGATTACGGCAATCAAAGACATTTTGACGGATGCGACCATTACTTATACGAAAAATGGATTGAGAATTATTAATTTTGATAAAACGCATACAATATTGGTGAATGTCATATTGCACAACAACAAGTTTGAGTTGTATGATTGTCATCCAGATAAAATCATCGTATGTGCCAACACCATGCATTTGTTTAAAGTGATTTCCACGATGTCCAATGACGATACGCTATCCATGTATATTGACAAGGACGACTATCATGATGGTGTGGTATCTCATTTGGGATTGCAATATGACAATGGAGATATTCGTCAATGTTATAGTCAAAAATTGCGATTGATTGAGCCGGACAATGAAGAGTTGGTTGTACCGGATGTAGAATATGAGACGGTAATTAATTTGCCCACTTCGGATTTCCAGAAAATTATTCGTGATATGAATGGTATATCTGATCGCATTGAGATTAAGTCGGTGGGTAGTGATTTGATTTTTTCGTGTGAAGGTAATTTCGCGAGTTCCAAGATTTTTCGTTCGGAGTCGGATGGATATATGGAATTTATTCAAAAGCCCGATGCTTCTGTGATTATTCAAGGAGAATTTTCCCTCAAAAGTTTGGTTCATTTTATTAAATGTACGCCATTGTGCAGTCATTTAGAAATGTATTTGGGTAATGATTTGCCATTGATTGTAAAATATGACGTGGCTTCGTTGGGAGAAATCAAGTTATGTTTAGCACCATTACCTCCTAGTTAAAACTATATAAAATAAATTCATATCATAATATATATGATATGACAATAAAAAAAGTGGCTTCTTTTAGTGATACGAAATATATTGCATGCAGTTCGTTTTTGTTTTCCTTACCTGCATTGATGTACATTCCAAAAAAAGAATTATTGTTTCCGTCATTGATGTTATTTTCAACAAGTCTTATTTCGGCAAATTATTGGAGAAATGCATTGTATGATTGGCGGCGGAATTTGGTTATTTGTTGTGCAAGATTAAGTTTTGCTTATTTTTTGACAAATGGATTTTATTATATTTCATGGCCATGGAATATAATTACAACATTAAACACGGGTTTAATCGGATATTGTTTTTATAAATCAAATGAAGAACACGAGAAACAGAGACGTCGTTGGGTACTTTACCATATGGGATTTCATGCAGCAATGGCGTATAATGTTCATTTGGTATTGTATTACATGTCCAAACATACACATAAGGCCATTACGGAAAAATAAAGGAAATAGTTTTTTTAAAAGTAACATAAATATTGCACTTTATACATAATATATGTTTATAGTCTTGTTATTACTAATTATGGTATCAAAAGGAAAATCATTGATTAGTAAATCGCAAACAGTTTTTAATAATCGTTTTAGTTATAAAGCGCAACCAATCAATCAATTATTGTCGGATATTGAGTCACGAAAAGTGGATAAAATCGTATTTTCACCCCATATGGACGAAGTGGTGTCTCAAGCAAAACAACTTGGGTCTAAAAAGACCTATGATTATAAAACAACGAAAATTAATCACTATACATCGGAATATTTGACGGAAACGGCATTGAAAAATAATGTAAATACTGTATTTTTAGAGCAACCAGTGCCAACATTAGTTCAAACAATAGCGGGAGGCACTATGCAATTGGTAGGTGGATTTTTAGTACCTTATTTATTGTTGGTTGTGGGATTTAATTTTATGCGACGTTCCGGGTTAATGGGAGGAAACAATCCCTTTTCAACGGGATCTATTGACAAAGATATTCAAGGAGACCGTGAATTGGTTCAACGAGCAAATATTACATTATCCAGTTTTGCAGGAAGTCCTGAAATATTTCGTGAATGTACGGAGGTGGTGTCTTATTTGAAAAATGAAACTTTGTATAAAGCAGCGGGTGCAGAAATTCCCCGCGGTGTTTTATTAGAAGGTCCTCCTGGAACTGGAAAAACATTACTTGCAAAAGCAATTGCCAGTGAAGCAGATGCTAATTTCATTTCGATAGCTGGAAGTGAATTCGTGGAAATTTTTGTGGGCGTGGGTGCAAGTAAAGTCCGCGATTTGTTTCAAAAAGCGCGAAACAACAAACCTTGTATTATATTTATAGATGAAATTGACGCAGTCGGACGACAACGAGGTGCAGGTGTGAATTTCGCCAATGACGAACGTGAGCAAACGCTGAATCAATTATTGGCAGAAATGGACGGTTTTGCGGATAATGATGGTATATTGGTCATTGCAGCCACGAATCGACGCGATGTATTAGACAATGCCTTATTGCGACCAGGGCGTTTTGATCGTATTATTATGGTTTCCTTACCAGATACAAAATCGCGGCGTGATATATTAGACGTTCATCGAAAATCGAAAAAATTGGATTACGACGTGGATTTGGACACGGTGGCTGAATTGACACAAGGATTTTCAGGAGCGCAATTGAAAAACCTATTGAATGAAGCCGCTATTTTTGCCGCACGAAATGGTCGTCAAAGCATTAGTAATGAAAATTTGTTAAGTGCATTAGACAAATTGATCGTGGGAATCGTCAAAGAAAATGACGAACGTTCTTATGAAACCCGACGCAGAGTGGCCATTCATGAAACTGGTCATGCTTTGTTGGCGCAAACTTTTTCGGAATATTTTGAATTGAAGAAAGTATCGATTCAGAGTACATACAATGGTGCAGGAGGATATACGATTTTCAATGAGAAAAAGGAAATTAGCGAAGGAGGGTTATATACCAAAGATTTATTGATCAAACGACTGGCGATTGCGATGGGAGGAAAAGCCGCGGAAACAATAATATACGGCGAGAAACATGTATCCATGGGAGCAATCCAAGATTTAAAACAAGCCAATGATTTAGCCAAAAAAATGATTGGTAATTTTGGTATGGGTGATAAATTGGAAGTATTTTACAATGATAATGTAGAAGGAGCAAATACACCATTTTTGGGAAGAAGTTTGTCAAGTGGCGAAAGTTATTCGGAGCGCACAAAGGACATTTTCGACAAAGAAGTACTTTGTTTGGTAAAAGACGCTTTTGACACCGCAAAGGCAACTTTACTTGAAAATAAGGATAAAATGAATGCCATGGTTGATCAATTAATGGAGAAACAAATTTTGATCCAAAAGGATTTGGAGTAAAATATAATAATAATAATATCATTATTACTATATGTATCCAAAAGTCATTTATTTTTGTCATAAAGATATTGCTTTTTTAAAAAAATATTCAAAAAATTGGAAAAAAATAAACCCAGAATATAATATTCAATTATACGACGATGACAAATGCGCAGCATTTTTATTAGAACATTATGGTGAAAAATACAAACAAATATTTCATTGGTTGAAAGATGGTCCCATTAAAGCCGACTTTTGGCGCATTTGTATATTATACAAGTTTGGAGGAGTATATTGTGACATTGATAATCAACCTTTTGTACCCATTGATGAATTTGTCGAAGAGGGTATTGACTTTTTGACTTGTTTATCCTTTTGGGATAAAAAGAGTTTAAAATTCAATCCGAATTTTATTATTAGTTTTCCTCAAAATCCTATACTCTATCATTGTATTCAATGGTATGTGACTAAATTCGACAATCAAGACGAATATGGTTATTGGAAATGGTCGATCATGAGATGTATGACACAGAATTTGCACGTAAAAAAATATAAAAAAGAAAGTGGGTTATATGAAACAAAAGACGGATATAAAATACAATTATTAAGAGAGTGTTACGGTAAAAATCATTATGATAGCCACATGTTGTATAAAGGAAAGCGATTATTTAATAATCGATATAACACATATGATTGTCAAAGACGAAATTTCGTTTGTTAATATGGGAACACATTGTTTTGAGCAGATTTCTCAAAACAATATTTTAGTATTCGGGTGCATGTTTTTTGAACAAACAACCTTGCGTTGATAAATTCGGAATGTCGATGATTTTTTGCGGGTCCTGCAATGAACAATCGCGCAACCATATTTTGATAATACAAAAATTCTTTTTAGGTGATATCGTAATTCCATTGATTAAATGGGAATTACTCACATCTTTGCACAAAGTTTCACCACACAACGCATAAAATAATATTTTCCATATATCATATACAAATTTATTCGATACTTTATAGGAAAAACAACCGCCATTACGGTTTTCTTTGTCTTCCCATGTGGGACTAATATGATTTCTCATTGCAAATAGCATGCAATATTTAACCACCTTTTCTGGCAAATATTCGTTTAAAGAAATCACGTCATTTACAGCGTTAATGTCTTTTTTAATTGGTTTGTAACTTGATAAATCCCAATTTTTGTCGTTTGGTAAATGAAAATATACGTTCCATTTACCATGCAAGTATTGTTCTTGCGGTACAGAACTATTTTCTGTCGATACACATGACATATCCGCTATAAATAAAGTATATAAAAACCTTTATATACTTTCTGAGATTAATAAGCTTATCCAGCATAAGAATGACGAGCTTCTTCCGTACTGGTTGTTTCGCTTCCATTTTCGTTGTTTGTGAGTTCTTCATGTTCTTGATTCATGAATTCATTATCCATAGTTTCTTCTGAACTCGAACTTTCATTATCGTCACTTTCATCAGATATACTTAAGGACAATGATCCATGATCTTCACTTTCGTTATTGGAAACGGGTTCTAATGACGGTATATCATTTTCACTTTCTGGGTTGTATGTGGGCTCTAATGAGGGCATATCGTCATCACTTTCATCTCCACCAAAACGATTTCGCACATCAACCGCATCTTCTTCCACCACAATATATTTATTTGACATAATTTTTAATACATTCACATTTTCATCAATGATTTCAATCGTATAACCCAAAGAAAACTCGAAACGCTGCTCTTGATATTCCAAACAACGTCGCACAAAAGCCGGTGAAAATAACTCATTTCCTTTACACCACATATGATTGGGCAATTCTAACTCAATTTTACAATCACCACAGCTATACACAATGGATATAGGTTTAAAGGAAGATAACGTTGGTATTTTTTTCACATCATCGCATAACATTGGGTTTTCATTTACACATAAAATACGATAAAATTCATTGTGTTTTAACATAAATAATTTGTCTTTGGTTTCATCGCAATTTGGGCTAAATGACTGAAATGTTTTCTCCAATAGTGTGGAATAGGTTTCTTCTTCATTCAAATTCTGTATATTATACGTTTCAAAATAGTGACATGGACCTTCTTGCTCCATTTCCACCACGCAACTATGAACAAAATTGCAATTTTGCGGCTCGCGATGTTTTCGTGAAGTCAATATATTGATTTGTTCTTTTAACCAAGTGGCGTTATCGACAACGGTTCGAACAGGTTTATTTTTTTCGTATATTGCGTAACCCAACGATTCCATATATACTGCAAATCTGCCATAATATAATAGGCACTGAACACCCAATTGTTGCATGCGTTGACTTTTCATTATATCCAAAAAAGCTCCTCCTAGCCATAATACTATATTTGCGCCAATTTGAGCACTGCGTTTCACTCCCGTATAAATATAGTCGTGTCCGTAAATAGCCTCTTCTTCTTGACTCATAACAATATAGAATATGTTTGTGGAATGTTTAATTGGTTTCAATCAAAATATAAATAATAACCTAAATACACAAAGAATATAAAATTAAATGGAGTGTTATTATAAGGACAATGAAATACAAATTCGGATTATTTTTGTTTCATCGAGATTTTCGCTTAAAAGATAATCGTGGATTGCTGGAAGCCAGTAAATTATGCGAACATGTTTATACGGCATTTATTTTTACACCGGAACAAGTAAGTCGTTCGAATGATTTTAAATCGAAAAATAGCGTTCAATTTATGATTCAAAGTTTGGAAGATTTAGAAGACGATTTGAAAAAACATCGCGGGAAATTGATAATTCAATATGGTTCTTATGAAACTGTTTTACGGAATCTTCTCAAAACATTATCTATTGAGTGTTTGTTTTTTAATTATGATTTGACACCTTATGCACGCCAACGTACGCGCAAAGCGGAAGAGCTATGTAATGGTCTCAATGTGGATTGTGTATATAGTCATGATTATTATTTGCATGAACCCGGTGCTATTATGACCGGGAATGATACCATGTATCATAAATTTACGCCTTATTATGAAAAGGCTTTGGTGGAAAAGGAAATTGACACGCCTAACAACAAACGAATTACCAATTTTGCTGAACGTCGTACTGACTTTGATCATAGTATTACTTTAAAGGAGGCTATGGAAAAATTTGTGGGAAAGGAAAATCCTTCTTTGCATGTGATTGGAGGTCGTGCATTGGGGAAAAAACAATTGACAAATGCAGTGAAATCTTTAGGAGATTATGCGAAAACGCGGGATATAATGAGTATAGAAACATCGTCGCTTTCGGCTTATATTAAATTTGGTTGTCTTTCTATACGTGAAGTATATGAGCGTTTTGCGCGTAAATACGGCAAATTCCATGAATTGGTGCGCCAATTAATATGGCGGGATTTTTATGCACATTTGCTGTATTTTTATCCGCAGTCATTGGGACAATTGCATTCTGAAAAAATGAAGGAATTGGATTGGTCGAATAGTCGCAGTCGTTTAGAAGCATGGAAAAGAGGGGAAACTGGAGTCCCTTTGGTGGATGCGGGAATGCGACAAATGAATGAAACGGGATATATGCATAATCGTGTGCGCATGTTGGTCGCCACCTATTTGACGAAAATTTTACATATAAATTGGTTGGAAGGTGAAAAGTATTTTGCTCAAAAGTTAGTGGATTATGATGTGGCTTCGAATTCTGGAAATTGGCAAGCAGTTGTGGGTGGCGGTGTTTATGCCATGCCATGGTTTCGTGTAATGAGTCCATGGGCACAATCTGAACAATATGATCCGGATTGTATTTATATTAAAACTTGGGTGGAAGAATTGGCAAATTTAGAACCAAAAGTCATTCATAAGTGGTACAAATATTGTAAAACATCGGAATACAACAATATTTATAAATGTCCCATTGTGGAGTACAAAGAAGAAAAAGCAGTTTTTATGAAAATGATGAGTTAATTAGTCTTTGCAACCGACCTTTTTCATTTCTTCTTGCAAATGATTCACCAAATCGCTGGACGATGTGATGAATGCGTCTGGATAAAGTGCATGAACAAAGGCTTGTGCGCTTCCGAGTGCCAACTTAGCACTCAATGACATGGAAAACATAAAGTGTTCTAAATAACTCATACAAACAGACGCAGGGTGGGTGAAATAACCATATGAATATTTTTGATAAAAAGATTGGAAGATCATGATTATACTATATTGAGTGAAATAGTATAATCAAAATATTTTCATTAGATGTCTAATGAAATGGTATTTTTATCGGATTTTTGCTTCCGACGATTCGTTTTCTTAGGAAGCACATTGTTTTGTGTTTCGCCAAGAGAATTTACACTGACCATGGATTCGTTTCCATTACTTGCTCCTATATTTACTTCACGTGTTTTTAATCCGGACAAAAGGCCGTCCAAATCTATGTTTTGAGGTCCCTTCATTTCGGGTCTTGGACCTTGCATGGAAGCTGCTGGAGGTTCTTGGGGCGGCATTTGTCGAGTTGTTCTTTCTTGACGTTGCAAGTTCTCTTGTGGTTGACTAATATCGATTCCTTGCTCTCTAAACATGGCTCCACGTCCCATGGCAATATCTGGGCGATTGGATGGTGCCTCGGTAAATTGCATACCAGGACGACTCGGTGGTGCTTGTCTTTGTGTATCAACAGGCGCAGGGGGAGGTCCAAAAGAGGTATTAGGTTGATTATCAGGGTTCAACATTTCGTTGATAAAATCCATACCTCCAGCCATGCCTGGATTTTGATTACTCATAGATTGTACTGTGGCATTGGAAAACATTTTCATTAATTCAGGACTTTGTTTAATAACATCATTGAATCCAGGTGTTGCTGTTGAAAGAGCTTTGTTGGTAATATTCAATACAGCACCACTAAATCCCAATCGCAGCAACAAGGAAATCTCAGGAGACATTTTCCCGCCTTTGTATTTTTCGTGCAACTCTGCGAAAATTTCTTCGTAACTATCAATATCTTCATTTATTTGCTCACCCCATCCGTCCAAGTTCAAACCAAAGGGATCAAACACCGCATTGGCATATTCCAATGAATTTACAATAGTGGTGAACCACCATCCCTGTAGTTTCACACTGTCCTTTTTACGTTTCTCCTCCAAAATGGTTTCGTATTCGTCTTCGATTTCATCAAAATCGGATTCCATTGTGAAATTGCTGCTTTGTTTAATATGCCCACGATCATACCATTCCTCCATTTTCTTTAACATTGCACGCTTCTTACGACGTTTTTCGCGTTCATTCAGACGAGGACCCGTTTGCACTTTTGGCACGTCATTGACTTTGGTAAAACCATCCCATGTACGCGTGTTTCCAATACTTTCCGCTGTGGCTGAACCCAGTTTAGAGTCGCTTTCTTCAGCACCCAATTTCACTGTTTCAGTGGGAGCACTTTTTGAACCAAAATTAAATAAATTCGCAAATCCACCGCCACTGCTGGGCGCAGGCTTTTCCGAAATTTCTGGTGAAGCAACACCAGATGCTTCGTTTAATTCTTTCTCTAATTGGTCCAAATCGTCCATTTCCACACTCGTGGAATGGGAAGAAGAAATGTTTTTATCATTCATTAGCAGTTCAATACCCGGTCCAAAATTCACAGATGGTTTGGAACTAGTTTCTGGTTCAATATACGCCGACACATTTTCAAGATCTTCATTGAGACTCAATGGTGCTGTTTCTAAATCGCTAACGCCAATGTCTATAACTTCCATATTATGATAAGTTAATACTATTTATTTTTAAGTTCTCCGCATAAGTAATTAGTTTTCGATTTTCTAAATAATAAAGTCCTTGTAAAAAACAATCGGCCAAGTCATCCACTTTTTTATGGCTAAATATAGAATCCCAATTTCCAAGATTCGGATTTTCTTGGAAAATCTTCTTTCCGTAAAAAATAGCGTCGCTTTTATGTTGTTTGTATTGATTCGCATTGTCGCCTAAAGTTTCTCCTCCGTGTTTTACTAAATGTTTTAGTTTGTTTGAAGACGAAATAAATTCTATTGACAAGGACTCATTTTTCATAATGTAATATTGCGCCAACATACCTTGCAACGTCTTCATACGTGTTGCAATCGGCGAAATCTGATTTTCAATGATAACATGCGTTAAATCGTCGTGACCAGTCAATTCACACAATTGCTGTTTTAAGGAGCGCCCTAAAACAATCAAATCCTCTTCTCCCGCATTTTTCTTCTTTTTGCTGACATTGTGAAAACTATTTTCTTGGATATGAATAGTAAAGAATTCGAGGGCATGTTTTTTGGTTTTTACTAAATGTATATTGTTTATGTGATGTTCATTTCCAAGATTTTTCAATTCGTCTAAAGAAAGTTTCCTCAAAATGGGTATTTTTAAAGTATTTGGTAAAAGATAGTTCTTGGAATTCACCAAAGATTTTCCATGTGTCATACAAAAATAGTCTCCGTTTTTCTCTAAACATGCCTTCTTTCCGCAAATCTTAAGCGGTATTTCCAAGTTTTTCTTTTTATGTGGAATCGCAAATCCGCACGTATATAGGGCATTGTCTTGTTGTGCCATTAAATTGAGTACATTCCAGTCTGTTACTCGAAGTCCTTGCTCGTCGTATTCGAATACGCAGTAAGCCATATTGCGAATGCCCACATCATAACTAATGAGCTTCATAATTATAATACCTAAATCTTGGAGTTTTAAGTATTATTTGTTTGAAGTTACTTATTGTAATTTCTGGTAAAACATTTGGTCTTGACTATGTGTAACGGGTGCCTTTTGTGCGTTTAATTCTTCAGCGCTGAGATACAATTGTTTCAAATCACTTGCACTATGCATGGGACGTTCGTTATAAGATGAATATGTATAAGGAGTGGATTCCATGACTTGTCGGTCACCTCTTTGTTCGGGATAAAACTTCTGAAAATATCCTTGATCATTGGCAGAGTTATGCATATTTGTGCGACGGATGATATTTCCGTTATTAATCAAATGTTGTCGATAGTCATGGTTGCTCGAAAAACCAGATTCCGCTTTTAAGTGAGTATTGTATGCCGCTTCTGGTTGGAATGCAGCAAATGGACCACGACCATCATACATTAATGCTGGAAATTGATCATATTTATTATTCATGGAATATCCCTTGTAATTTGGTTCAGCTCCAGAAACAGTAGTATCATAGGAGTGAGCTTGTGGATAAAAAAAATTAGCTGAAGGCATTATATACTTTGAGTATATAATGTTTTTACTTTTATTTTTTACTTTGATTGTATCAAGTCCAATAATTCACTTTTCTTCATTTTGGAAGCATTTTCCACTAAACCTTTCTCCACAGCCAAGGTCTTGAGTTTTGCTAAAGTGAGTTTTTGTAAATCTTCTTGGACTTCTTCGGTGACAATCTCCTCGACATTAGGAGTAACATCTTCAATGGGTTCTTCTTCATTATCAGATACGACAATTTTGTCACTGTCATCAAATTCAATATTTAATTTCACAGCCTCCATTTCGGGTTCATCGTCACTATCTTCCTCGTCATCGTCGTCACTATCTTCCTCGTCATCACTATCTTCCTCTTCGTCTTGATCACTATCCATTTCGCCAATGGATGTCAAGACATTCTGACCATGATGAACCACAGGAGGTTCTTGCATTTGAGAATTTTGAGAAAAAAGCTGATTCACCGGAATTCCTAAATCTTGAATACTTTCCACAGGCGGTTGTCTCATAGCCAATAATTGTTGTTGTTGCGAAACCACACCCTTAATTGTGTTCATTTCCGATGCCATTCCGTTAATGATTTCAAACATAGTACCGCATTTGGTCTCAGTCTCCGATAATCGCTGTTTAAAGTGATATACCAAAAGGAGAATCAATACAAAAGCAATGCCTAAGCTTAAAAAAAAGACTGTATCCATGAGTCCAGACATGTTATAATATAGTCTAAGGACAAATACATTATACTTTTCAAACGAATAAATAGAACTTTATTTTATGTATTTATATTATATTAGATCATGGAAAATTCAAGTAAAAAACAGAGTAATAAACAAACAGTACAAATTCCTAAAAATTTGTTTTCCGCAAAAAATATTGTCATAGCAGTATTGGTTCTTTTGTTATTCTTATCCTTTTTAGGAGTAAATTTGCTTTTTATTGTTGGCGAAGTTTTACAAGCAATTGTCAATATGATTCGACCATTATTTGACTATATTTTGGGTACAGTATTTTATTTGATTGGAGGAGTAATTAATGTCAGTGCAGATGTCACTGGCGATGTGGCGCGTACAGGAATCGATTTGGCCGAAGGAGCGGCTCATTCCGTTGGAAACTTGCTCCAAAATGAGGACAATGTCAATGGACCATTACCCCAAGAAGATTTATTCTATAAATCTATGTTTGAAGTAGTCCCTGTGGAAGAAAGACAATCCAAATACGAAGACGAACAAAATAACATTCAACCCATTTTAAAAGACATGGGTACTGCTTTACAGAGTGCAGGTTCAATGGCTGAAATGGTGATGAGAGAAGCATCTGTTCCAGTAGATGTCACTTTGACACAACAAGAAATACCTGCACCCATTCCTGCCCCTATGCCAAAAGATTTAGATAAAGTGTTGGAAAAAGAAAAGAAACCAGAAGTGTCCAGCGAAACACCTTCTCCATCATGGTGCCTGGTCGGAAATTATGGCGGTAAACGCAGTTGTATGACTTTGGAGGAAAATGAAACATGTGTGTCCGGACAAGTATATCAAAATCAAGAAGATTGCTTACAATTGGGAAAAGCATCTGCAAAAAGTGTATTGGCGAAATCCTCTCCTTTGACCAAACCGGTTGCACAACCCCAAGTTCCTATTGTAAAACAAACCACCACCACTTATAGCAAAAATTGGGGAATCCCACCTCCCGTTCCTCCACCTGCTGCAAACAGTCCTCCTATGGGAAGTGGAGTACAGCAAGGACCTTATATTCAAACCAACTATTATCCTTACATGAGCAGCTTAAATTTATCACCTTTACCAAACCCATATTATGGAGCGCAAAAATATAGAATGCAGGCCGGAACACCTCACCCTAACTATGTTGGGCCAGTTCCAGGTACTTATTTAACGCCAAATCAACAGCAAAACTTGCAACAAGTGCGTCAAAATGTACAGCAACAACGACAACAATTTCAACAACAACGACAACAATAAATAAGTTGTAATAGAAAGTATTTATAAATCAACGTAATATATTCAATATATTATGTTTCATGCAAGAATTGATGACTCTCCTGAAACCGTTTGTAAAGAATTAGAAGAAATAGATCGTCATGCTTCTTTACAATTAGAACAAGATTACTTTAAACAATATGAATGGTTGAATGCTGACCATTTTGCACGACCTCCCAGTAAAGAACTAATGCTTCGCAATGTATTTTTACCATTTTTACAAGCCACAATGGGCGTTGATATATCTAAGGAAGCACCTTCAACTCAAATTCCAGAACAAGATAAATTATACATGTACTTTATTTCGTTGGAACAAGACAAGATGTTTTTGTACGTGGATTTCCAAGATCAAGAAGAAAATATATTGATTAAAGCACGTGAAAAATACCAATATGTGCAAGCATTTGCTCCAATCAAAATAGTATTTGTGATGGAAATTAAGGACTTGTACGATGTCGATAAACATGTGAAACAGTTTATGCATATGTTTGGTATTGATAATACCCGCGGCGGGTCATATATTAATATCAAACTAAAAGAAGAAGAAATTCAACTTATTGAAAAAGAACGGGCTATAACCAGTTTGGACTATTATGGTTCGGGATCGTCTTCGGCAAATTCGGCTTGTTCTTCATAATCTAAACACCATGCCATAAACCTCGATGGATGCCATGTTGTCTTAATTAAATCTTCAAATAAAATGTACGTTTTTTGGATTGCTTTTATTTTTTGGGTTTTGTAATATTGCATTAACAAGAACTCGGGTTCATCGTCTTTCCAATGAAAATAATTATATGACAAATCATTAAATATATTATGATCTAATGTTTCGTAATGTTTCATTATATAACAAAGATCAATATGTTTGGTGTGTCCAAAACATTCGTCATGAAACAATGAATTGTACTTTTCGATCAAATATAATGGCGTGTTCCTGTTTAAAGACATATGATGCGTAATATTTGGATTCAAAATATAAAAATGTCTCTTTAAATGTTCCAAAGCAGTTTTGTTTAAAGGAAGATGAAGATAAATATATTCCAATTCCCATTCTTTGTCGTCATTTTCTAGGACCATGGACCATGTTAAATATGGATTTTCACTTAGCCAATAATAATTCCATGGACAATCTATGTTGTCTTTGAACAGTTCTTCATCCAAATATACTTTTCGCGAAATTCCTTGCCAATTCCATAATAAATCTGGATGTTTTTTAATAATAGACAATGTAATATTGGGATTATTGGAAAAATAATATGCGCATTTTTCCACTTCTAATAATTGAGCTTCTTCCCAAGTAAATTGTTGATTTTCACACAAAAATTGTTTCTTCCATGGAAAATTAGGATGTTGTTTGTACAATTTATACGAAGTGTTGGGGTTTTCTTTACAAAAATATTCATAATTCCATGATTTTTCCGGATAACGTAATAACAAAAGTATATCGACATTGGGATGAGCACTTAACATAAAGAAATCCCAATTTTCGTGAATATGTGATTCGATAAAATGAATTGATAAGTGTTTGAAGGTTGATAATATTTCATAATTCCATGCTATCGTTCCGTCATTATGTTCTTGAATATAGTGTTCGTCAATATTGGGATTTTCATAGCGATATTCAATATTCCATGGTAATTCATGATGTTCATCCATAAACGCTTGACTTATATTCGGATTGCGTGATAGCAAATCAAAATTCCATTGTTGATTGGGGTATTGTAATACAATTTGTTCTAATGTGGAAGTCATCTATATAATAAAACCAAAACGCTTTAACTTTTTTTCATATATACTAATGTAAGTCCATATGAAAAATTAACATAAGTGATAGTGATATTTTCCTGGGTTTTTCATGCAAACAGAACATGTTTTATGTGCAAATCCATTTGCTGTTTTTGGACCGTGATTTTCCTTTAAAGCAATTTCTTGTATATGATAATGTGACCCGTTTTCATAACAATAAGGACATTTCATATTCATTCCAGTACATATGAATAAACAGACTATTATTATCAAAATCAGAAAAATTATGATTTGTTTGTACATATATAAAATACTATTACAAATTATTTACTTTGATAAAAGGAAAAGGAATTGTATTGCGCCTGATTACCGTGAATGGAACAATTGGTTTCATTAAATGTATAAGCACTGCTATTTTCTATATTGGCAATAATACTTGACGTAATTGTTATTGGCGAAGAAGCAGCGTTTCCAGATGAATCAAATTGATTTACAGTGATAAAAGGTTGTAATAGTAAGTTATAGTTATATTCCGGGCACGAAGGTAAGTTTAAAGAAGACAATATTGCGTTTCCAATAAAAAAGGTTGCGCTAAAATTGCCACTATCAGATAATTCGACTTTAAATGTATTTAAATTTGTTGTGTAAATGGATGTACTTAGTTGTTCAATACCTCCACCATTATCAGATATATTTAATGTTAATTGAGGTAAAGATACTTCTAAATAAGAAACATCACTTGAAAAACTATAAAAAATACCACTTACATTAATGGATAGTGGAAACGAAAGGAAAAAAGGATTTTGTATAGAATCCGGGTTAATAAATATAACGTTCATTAATTGACCATTTTTGAAATTATCAATTTGTACATTTTCTTGTACAGTTGAACTCCATGATTCGTCCAATAATGGATATGGTTGACTATTATACGGCAACGTATTGACATTCAAATTATATAACGGAATACTGTCATCATACGTAATTGTTACAATTGGAAATGGCACATTAGAAGCTGTACTCGATGTGGGTATGTTGCGATTGTTAAAACATATTTTATCTGTGCGTGGAGATGTAATTAATTTTGTCCAAATATTTTTAATGGTTAATTGACGAGCATTTCCTTTGTATTGTAAAATATCTGCTTTTCTGCGCATAGCCAATTGTTCTGGAGTAAAAGTCGGATAAGGACCTGGAAAAATAGTTGCGCGCAATTGATTTGTTTGAATGGCTTTTAAGTAATTCCTTCGGTTTAATAATTGTTGTGCGCAAAATGGATTGTTTGTTGAAAAAATAGCATCATTTTGAGGAACGGATGACGTGTCTTGACATGTACTTAATAATGTGGTTACGTTATTAGTTGTATTTTCTGTTGTAAATGGTAAATCTTGAATAAAATCACTCATAGTGTTATAATATATTATAACGTTATGTTTTAATAGTTTGCGTTATACCATAAATTGGATAAATAATAAGGGAATCCACTGGCATCTTCCGAAGCGGTTGCTTGAGAGGCAGACGAATCGCGACCCCAAATCACAATATTGTTAATTTGGAATACACTCAATGCACTATCAAAATATTGTAAATTGGAAATATTTCCGTTGAACCCACCATTTGCGCATACATATACATCTTCATAATTCTGTTTGGGAACATCTTGTAATACAATACGATTTGCAATCGTTCCATTAATATAAGCATCCATCGTCAAATTCTCTAAACGGATTGCACAGTGAAACCATTTTTGAAGTGGAATATCTTTAATAACCATTAATTCACGATAATTGGTGCTGGAAACAGTGTTCATTGCAACGACTAAATTGACTCGTCCCTCTTGACTCGCCTTATTGTCTAAATATAATCCAGGACCACTTGAAACTGTGCTCATTCCTTTCATAGGACCTTCTTCAAAGAAAATGCCATTTCCTTTGTTGAAAATGCAAGAATAGTCGGCACCTTTGGAAGTTTTAATATCATTTACGAAGATCCATACACTCCATGTAAATTCCATACCTCCGCTTTTGTTGTTGGATCGCAAAATGGGGATCGTATTACTGTTAGTTGGGTTTTGAGGAATCACAATAGAACTTGCACCATTTAATGTACCAGAAATAATCATGGGATTTCCTTTTGGTTTTGTGAAATAACCAATAATCATAACGCCTAAATTCAAGAGAAACATAAACGCCACCAATACAAAAAGCAAAAAGGCGAATTTTGCAATTAATGTATTGGAGTTTAAAAAACTGGAACTGGCTTCCACGACAGAGGAATCACCGAAGCTTTTTAAAGAATCAGATACTTGTTCTGATGCTGCATTCACATTATCACTTATAGAAGTGGCAATATTTGAACCCGTGGTAGCAATATTTGAACCAATATCGGAAATGGTGTCTGTAATAGGTTGAGCAACCGGCATGGCATTTGCTTCATTTGTTGAAGTTTCTGGTTGTTGATTTCCTAATTCACTCATAATCTATATTATACTATGATTTTTTTTAAGAACTTAGTTCTTAAAAAACGAATGAAATTATAGATTCATGGTATAAGTTGATTGTTGTACATTGTTCTTATCCATAGAAATATTGATACTGTATTGACTGAAGAATCCAGACACCGCACTTCCTGCACCATTCATATATGTGTCCCATGCTTGTTGAGGACCAATTGGACCGTTCCAATTTTGGAATCCAGAAACATATGCGTCCCAACCACTTCCTAAAACAACTGGATCCGTTGTTGCAGCACCGGGAGCTTGAGGATATCCTTGCAATTTCACAGAATTCACTAATTTACCGTCAATATAACAATCCAAAATGTTGTTATCAGCACTAACTATAATATTCGTCCATGCTTGCAATGGGAAGTTGTCAGTAATGGTAATTTGCTGCGGTAAATCTTCATTTGTTAATTTAATATCACAATATAAAATCGGTTTCACAGTATCTAAATATACTGCAATATTATTGTTTCTCATGTAAATGATCTTTTCACTATTTGTGTTCCAAGCATCCACATAAAGCCAAATAGAATAGGCATAACGAGTGGATTGCCCACTATTAATAGAAGTAATCGCAGGATTTGTTCCCTTTAAACTGGCAGATTGTTTCAATGTATTGGATTGGTTAATAAAATAAATATACAAAACGTAAATCAAAACAATTACAATAACGGCTAAAATAATAGTTGTCCAGTTCATTATATATATATTAGTAACGAAATAAAAAGTTTCTTTATTGAGAATTTGTCAATGTTTTGTCTTGCTCTTCACGCGGAATAGGCGGATTTTTTCCCACCATGGAATTATAGGTAAAAGCAATTTGTTCAGCAGTCAGAGGCGTTTTATAATATACCACATTGCAAATTCCTCCGTCCAATCCATTTTTATCGCCCACGGTAATGGTATCTAAATCGCTGTATTTGGGTAAAAATGTTTCAGGGTGTCCGAATCCACCATATTCCTTTGGAGGAACATCGCTCCCTGCTAAATAAAAGGTTCGCTCTAAATCTCCGTTAATGAACAAATCCACGGTATTATCGTTGTAATTTAAAACAACCTGATTCCATGCTTGTGTGGGTACAGTAACTGGGTAAAATGTGTATTTGGCATTTTCATATGTTTGATCATCTAAAAACAAAAGTTCTTCTTCACTTCCATCTTCGTATATTTCTAAGAGTTGTAATGTTGCTTCGGCTTGTTCCTTTGATTTATTTAAATCCTTTATTTGTGATTGACTTAATTTACCAGTGCTAATCATATTCTTTAAAGAAGTAATTTTATTATTCAGTTCCTCTTTTACTACTTTGTTGGACATGGTAGTCAATTGACTATTCAATGATTTAATTTCATTTTGCATGTCTTCCTTTTCCGATTCACTCAATGTTGGATTGGCTAATAAAATGTCGTAATCTTCGATTTTGCTTTTGATCGCCGATATCTTATTTTGAACCATGGGAAGAAAGCTTTTGAGTTCATCTTCTAAACGAATATCTTTATAATTTACAAAATAAAAGACCAGTTTATTACGTTCCATAGGCTGATCGGTGGTGTTTCCTCCCCCATAATAAGTCACCAACGGTTTGACTTGATACAAACCATCTTTGTCTAAATATCCGTAATTTAGGATTTGGCTTTCGCGGGAATAAGAATAATTGGCCGGGTCTTGATTATTGATATAGAGCCAAAAAGATATGCAATAATTGCGTGAGGCAAAGGGTTGTGTAATGCCCATTTGTTTTTGTTCGTCCGTGGGTTGCATTTTCAGCATTTGGCTTGTGGCCACTGTTTTCTGTCCTTGGTTTAGAGGAATCACGTTTTTCACCAATAATAAGCTGTTTTCTGTACCAGTTACATATTTGGTAATACTTGGTAAATAAATATACATGACAATCAATATGATTTCAACAACAATGAGTGCATAAATAGCGAAGGGCGTTAATTTGAATTGTTCCAATAAAGCCAGCCATGCATCATATAATACACAAGGTAAATAGAATATGAGCTGTGCAATGAAACCTGGCCATCCACGTAATCTGCTCATGTATCCGATGAGTACATTATACACAATCGCCAATCCAATGAGCAATATGGCAATACCAAACAGCGTATTTGAAACAGTGTCTGTTAATTCATATGAAGTGGTGGAAATGGCATAATAATAAACGGCGCATACAACAACAATACCAATGCCCAATATTTCTAAAAAGGGTGTGCGATTGTTGGAATTTTTGGCCAAATTCAAAATAATGGCAAATATCATTAATAACGGAAACATGTATAAAAAGAAATATTTTTGGATATTATAATTCGAACTGCTTGGATTTTTCAGAATGCCAAATAATATGATACAAACCACAATGAATGCCAATGTGGAAAAAAAGTATTTCACGACACATTTTTTAAATTCTTGATCTTCGGCATTGGTACTGCTTAATCTTTTGAAAAAATTGTATATAACACTTTTATTATTCGAAGATTCCATAATATATATAAATCATACATATTATGAATTACACAATGAGCATATATTTAGTCAATGTATTATGAACCTTGGTTAATATGTTTTTCTTTTCCACGTTGTAATCTCGGATCACTTCTAAACATTGTTCGTAATTTTTCCATTGCAAATTACTGACTTCACTTTTTTGATACAAACTCGACTCTAAAGCGTCATTATAATTCACACCCATTATGTAATATTTATGTTTATAGGATTTGTAATTCGATCCTGTGAAAATTTCTTCAAACGGTAATACATTTTGTACATTTCGCAATTTGCTGCGACTTATTCCGGTTTCTTCTTCGAATTCGCGCAAAGCACAGTCGTAATCCTTTTCGTGACTATTGCGACGACCTTTGGGAAACCCCCATTCGGGTTCCTCCCATTGGATTCCAGTATTGCTTTCTTCGATTAAATCTAACAACGTATAGTGCTGTTTTTTAACAGTGACTCCGTTACATAACGTATTGAATTTTTCTCGCGATGCACTTTCTTCGTTCTTGTACAATGGCGATAATTCGGGCTCATGAGACCAAACATTATTCCATAATAAATCAAAATCGAGGAGTTTCATAGTTTCTTTTTCACTGCGTGTCATTTGATTTAGCATGTTTAAAATATATTGCTTGTCGTGTATATTGTATTTTCCACGCATAAAATCAATGTGTCCTAATGTGTCTTTTCGACATATCATCAAATATTCATTTACGTTTTGAGGAGTCTTTCGAAAAGCAATGATCCCAATGCTCGTAATCGGCATTTTGCATAAATTGAAAACGTGTCCGCTTTTCCCACAATTATTACAATATAAATTCGTTTGCATAGTTAAAGTTATAAATATATCTTGTAAATTGTTTATATAGTTTCTTTAGGTAAAATGAATAGCATGGATGAATTATACGATAAAGAAAGACAAAATCAATATTTGCCACCCGATTTTACTCCTTTAAACGCGGAATTATTTGATCCTCAGGTATGGGAACCGCATTTTTGGTTTTTCTTTCACACAGTGGCTCATAGTTATCCAGCCATTCCCAATTCCGTTACAAAACGGAAATATTATGATTTTATTCAAAACATTCCCTTGTTTGTTCCGAATCCCGATATTTCATCTCAATTTAGTAAATTATTAGACAAATATCCGGTGTCACCTTATTTAGATAGTCGCGATTCTTTTATACGATGGATGCATTTTTTCCACAACAAACGAAATATGCAATTGGGGAAAGAAGAAATTTCCTTGTTTGCTTCTTTAGACCAATATCGACATCATTATAAACCTCAACAACTGAAATTATCGGAGCGTTTTTCTTTAAAGAAGGAATATGTGATCTTTGTATTTACGTTGATTTGTTTAGTACTGATTTATTTTTTTTATAAAACTTGATTTTTTGTAACTATAATATAACTATGCGTTTTGAATTATGGTTGTTTGTGATTGTATGTGCCTTATTATTTCACGTATATAGTGATGGAAAATATGTAAAGAAATTGATGAGTTATAAGAAATATTTGCAAATGGGTGGAATTTTAGTGGGTGCATGTATTTTCTATGTTTTGATGAAAAAAAACCCTAAACACGCAGAAAACATTATTATGGGGTCAAATGAATATTTGAAATATTTGCCCGTAGATAAAAATACCACGTCTATGATTTCCCCCATCTTGGATTTCACCTCCAAACGTAGTTTTTCACGGGGAGGTGCAACGCCACAGGAAATCGGACAAGAAAATGGGTTTCAATATCCGGTATTACAAGTACCCACTGCACAACAGCGTTCTGCTGAAAACGTGTTGCTGCGATCCGGAAAGCGAGGTACAAAACGTTCTGTTAGCGAAACGAAAAAGAAATTCGTGGCATCACGTCAAAGTTGGAAATGCGGTGGCTGTCAGAAAATGTTAAATGCTTGGTTTGAAGTAGATCATAAAATCCGTTTAGCAGATGGGGGTAGTAATCATGTTGATAATTTGGTGGCTTATTGTCGAGAATGTCATGGAGAAAAAACGGCCATCGAAAATCTATAATAACTCATTAGGTTTAGATGAACATGAAAATATACGTCTAATTTATATACGTATATTTATGGAACAAAGTGAAGTTGTAGAATCCAAGAAAATAGTCAAAATAAGGCAGAAACCGAAAACACAAAAACAAATCTTGGAAAATAACAATCAGAAAACACGTAAGGTCAGAGAAAAGGCATCTATAAATGCAGTCGCCCCTTTACCAACACGAACACTCAATGAACCCGTTTTCCAAGAAAAGGCACAACAAAGTAAGCCATCTTCACCCCAACCAACTTTAGAGAAGGAAGAAGAAAAATCAGTCACGTTACCTCCTTCGCAAAAAAACAAACCCGAAGTTATTTTGGACGACGTGTTGGCAGCTGTTCCTGTAAATAGCAACGATTTTAAGAGGAAAAAAGAGAAAATAGAGAGCGAAATTCTGGATCAAAATGATGACTATGATTTTTTGTATCCTCATATGGACGATCCCGAGTTTTCCATGAAAATCGCCAAACATAAGGAATTTTACGATACTCAATACGACGGTACAATCCAGAACATCAAGCAATATGCAGAAAAAATGTGTAATGCCAGTTTTGAGTTAATGCCTCATCAATTATTTGTCAAGAATTTTTTGTCCCTCCAAACACCTTATAATAGTTTGTTACTGTATCATGGTTTGGGGTCGGGAAAAACGTGCAGCGCCATTGGTATTGCCGAGGAAATGAGAAATTATATGAAACAAGTGGGTATTAAAAAGCGCATTTTAGTAGTTGCCTCACCCAATGTCCAAGAAAATTTCAAAATGCAGCTATTTGACGAGCGCAAACTGAAATTGAATGACGGTATTTGGAATGTGCGTTCTTGTCTTGGAAATACGCTTTTAAGAGAAGTCAATCCAACTTCTTTGAAAAATGTGCCACGTGAGAAAATAGTGAGTCAAATTAAAAGTATTATTAACCAATATTATTTGTTTATGGGATATATCGAACTTGCCAATTTCATTAAAAAACGCGCATTGGTGGATGAAAATGCAGGTTACAATGAAGAAGAACGCAAAAAAATCGAAATATCGAACTTAAAACGCGAGTTTAGCAACCGTTTGATCATTATTGACGAAGTTCATAACATTCGTCTCACACAAGATAACAAAGACACCAAAACCGCAAAATTATTAATGAAAGTCGCAAAATATTCCGAAAATTTGCGTTTTGTATTGTTATCAGCCACACCTATGTACAATAGTTACGAAGAAATCATTTGGTTAACCAATTTGATGAATTTGAACGATAATCGCGGTACAATTACTCAAAACGAGGTATTTCAGTCGAATGGTGAGTTTAAAGAAGAAAAAAAGGATGAAAATAACATTGTTGTGGAAGAAGGAGGTCGGGCTTTGTTACAACGCAAATTGGTCGGTTATGTTTCGTATGTGCGCGGTGAAAATCCCTATACGTTTCCTTATCGTGTTTATCCCGATGTATTTGAACCATCCAAAACATTTGCCGAACCGGCGAATTTACTGGAAAATCTTGGAAATGCTGCACAAACATTGATTGGCAATACTAATGGACGCTATAAACTTCCCACTAAACAATTGAATGGAAAAGATATTACTAGTCCCTTGGAACACACACCTTTGTATGTGACGAAAATTAGTAGTTATCAAGAAAGTGCGTATCAATTGATTATCGACAAAGTGAAAGAGCAAATGGATGATTCCAAGAAAGATTTCGAAGACATGGATAAATTCGGGTTTCGTATGTTACAAGCACCCTTGGAAGCATTAAATATTGTATATCCAAGTGAAAGCTTGGAAAAGCAGATCCAATCTGGATCTTTAGAATTGAAACAAAACAAAAATTCCGAGGAACCACATGACACCATAAATTCCAGTTCTTTCATGGTTGGAAAACACGGATTGTATCAAACCATGAATTTTATCGATGATTCGCGCAAAAAGATTCCCTTAAAACATAGTTTTCAATATAAACCTCATATCTTGGAAAAATATGGACCGATTTTCCGTGAAGACCTTTTGTTAAAGTACAGTTCCAAGATTTCAAGTATAACACAAATCATCAAAAAATCCAAGGGTATTATTATGGTATATAGTCAATATATTGATGGAGGCGTTGTTCCCCTTGCATTGGCTTTAGAGGAATTAGGATTTACTCGATTTGGTACAGCGGCTCATACGAGACCCTTGTTTTCGAACTCCAATGTTGAACCCTTGGATTCTTTCACTATGAAACCGCGCAAAGAGTTGGAAGATAAAACGAAATTCAAACAAGCCAAATATGTCTTGATTACGGGTGACAAATCCCTTTCTCCTCAAAACGCAGATGATTTGAAGGAAGTTACAAAACTCGACAATAAAAACGGCGAAAACGTTAAAGTGATCATTATTTCCAAGGCGGGTTCAGAAGGATTGGATTTCAAAAATATCCGGCAAATACATTTACTCGATCCTTGGTATAACACCAATCGCGCAGAACAAATTATTGGTCGCGGAGTGCGTAACTTAAGCCATTGTGCATTACCGTTTGAAGAAAGAAATGTGGAAATTTACATGCACGCAACCTATTTGGAGAAAAACAATTCGTCGGAAGCTGCGGATGTATATGTATATCGATTGGCGAAGAACAAGGCACTGAAAATAGGAAATGTATCGCGATTGATGAAAGAGAATTCCGTGGATTGTATTGTCAATATTGGCCAAACCAATTTCAGTGTTTCCAAGTTATCTTCGTTGGCGGAGAATCAAAACATCGAAATCATGTTGTCTCATGACAACAAAAAAGTGAAATTCCAAATTGGAGATAAACCCTTTAGCAATATATGCGATTACATGGAAAATTGCGAATACAAATGCGCTCCTCGAAACATGGATTCTGTGGCGCAACGTGATGTTACGGAAGTCACTTATAATAGTCATTTTGCCAATGCCAATGACGAGCGTATTAGTCAATTGATTCGCAATATGTTCCGCGATTTGCGCGATGGACAACACTTTTACACCTTGGAGGAAATCATGAATTATGTAAATAGTTCGAAACAATATCCCATTACACAAATTTATGCTTGTTTGACTCGCATGGTGAAGAATCAAAACGATTATATTGTGGATAAATATGGACGTCGTGGTAATTTGATCAATCGTGCCAACGTGTATGCTTTCCAGCCAGTTGAAATTAACGACGAAGGTATTACGATATTCGAGCGCAAAGTTCCGGTGGATTATAAGCGTCCTAAATTAGCCTTGGAAATACCCAAACAATTTAGCGATAAACAGCCAGTACAAGAAAGTTTGGTCGGTGAAGTCCAAGAATTGAATTACGATAGTTTATTGCAACAAATTACCACCAATTTGACGAATGCCACGCGTGTAAATAAAATCACCACTTCCGACCAAGATTGGTATCGTCATGCAAGTCGCGTTATTAATCATCTTCAAGTGGTACACAATCTAGGTTTAGAGGAGATTCGATTACATATTATATGCCATAATGTCGATTTTTTAATGCCAAATGAAAAGTTAATATTGCTTTCTCATTTTTATAGCAAGATTATTGACGAAGAGAAACTGACTCCAGTGGAGAAAGTCATCAAGAAATATTTAGACACGAAGATGGTGCAATCTTCTCGCAAAACAGGTTTTGTGATTGCTGGCAAAACGAATTACGAAATATTTGTGGCATCTGAAGAAGATCCTTCTAAATATGTATTGGCTCAACCCGAAGACATTCGATCTTTTGAGAAAGACGATCAATTGAAAACAAAGTTTCAAGTGAATCCAAATAGTTATAATAAGATTATGGGTTTTATTGATATGTTCCGCAATGGAAAAGAAATGGTTTATCGATTGAAAAATATGACGCAAATGCAAAACAATGTAGGAACACGAATTAGCGCACAAACACCCGGAAAAGGAGTGTTGATCAATTATTTGAATGAAATCATCGGTCAAAATATGTATAGTTTAGAGCAATCCAAAGAAATTATGCAGTTAGGTATTTGCGTAATCATTGAAATATTGATGCGCCATTATGAACAGGAACACAAAGACCAGAAAAATTGGTTCTTGAATCCGGAAAAAGCGGCCTATAGTAAAATCGCGAAATATAGAGCGCCTAAATAACAAAATTGAAGAAACGATTTAAAAATCTAAATACAGTATAAAAGCAATGTCTAATAAAGTTGTTATTCGCCGTCCCAAAAAGAAGGAAGAAGAGGGACAACAGTCTCGTAAGGTGTATGGTGTATATATGAATTCCATGTTGGACCGCAAAGTCTATTTACATATTACGCAAATAGGAAAAACAGTCAAACAGAATTTGGAGAAGAAAATTAGTAACGAAATTGGAGGTAAGTGCATTGACGAGGGATATATTAAACCGCGTTCTATCAAAATACATTCCTATTCCAGTGGAAATATAAGTGGCGAACACGTAGAATATCAAGTATGTTTTGAGTGTATGGTTTGCTTACCTGTGGATGGAATGTTAGTGGAATGTACTTGTAAGACTGTCACCAAAGCGGGTGTTCATGCAGAAGTCATCGATGAGCAAGGAAATATTCCTTTGACGTTGTTTATAGCGCGTGATCATCATCATTTGAATGAAAGTTTGAGTACCATTAAGGAAAACGATAACTTATTGGCACGTGTTATTGGAATTCGTTATGAATTGAATGATAAATATATTTCGGCGATTGCTAAGTTGAAGGATTAGTTTGTAATAATTCGCGAATAGCATCGTATTGTTGCCCTTTTTTTTGGGCTATTTCGTCTAAAGGGGTATTATTCCAACGATCTTGCTTAAGGATTGCACCTTTTTCATGCAATAATTTAACAACATCAAAATGACCTTCTGATGCTGCTAAATGCAATGGACTGCGTTTGTCATAATCGCACATATTGACATCGATATTGTCTATAATTTCCTTAATTTTGTCGATTTGTCCGTCACAACATAATTGTAAAAACTGAATGCCTAAAGAATCGGTAAAATCGATTTTATTGGAAATAATATTTTGAAAAATATGTAAATTGAGTTTTTCATTTAATTTTTTGCATACTTGAATTCCCTTAAAACTGTTTCCTTGTTTGTCTAAAGGAGGGCTCCAAATACAAATTCCCATGGAATTGGGAATAACCAATAAAATACAACCACTGACACCGGATTTTGCAGGAAGTCCCACTTCAAAGGCAAATTGGCCACTGTAATCGTACATTCCACAACCATACATGAGTGTCAAACAATCTTTGACCGAATCAGTACTAACCACTTGTTCTTTTGTGGTTGGACAAATGCCTCCATTGGCTAATGTTGCGCTCATAGTTGCTCCCATTTCACTATTTATAGTGGCAGAGCATTGTTGAAAATAAAGAGTTAGATTTTCGCTAATATCATTGGGTGTTAATTCTTCTTGGAATGCACCGTTTTCGCGCATGTAATATGCTAACGATATATTGCGATCAGCATGATGATATTCAGATAAATAAACGGAATTGTCGAATCCCACACTTTCGTTTCCCGCCATCTTGGAATACGTGTTTTTGATAATATTGAAGCGTTTTGCGGGTTCCAATTTTTTGCCGATTTGTGAGGCAACCATGATCGCACCGGCGTTAATCATTGGATTATGAGGTAAGCCCTTTCTATTTAAAATAAACGCATTAAATGCTTGTCCGCTTGGTTCATATCCCACACGTTGGTGTAATTCTTCTTTACCAAGGTCATCATATGCAATACAATAGGACAACGGTTTGCTGCAAGACTGTAAGCAAAATTTATCTTTATTGTCGCCAATATGAAATGTTTCTCCATTGACATGACATACACTAATGGCGAATTTAGAGGGTTCCACTTCAGCCAATTCGGGAATATAATCGGCAACTTTTCCTCCAGATACATCTTTTAGTTCGTGATAAATCGATTTGACAATCGGAATGATTTTTTCCATTATACTAAGATTTCATTATTAAATTTCCTAGAATTTTCAGTATAATTAAGGAAAAAATGATTTAAATATTTTCTTGGAATAATGCATAATGAATTCTTCCAACTCCGACAAATTGGAAAAAATGAAAGGACAAATCGAGAAAATGTCTGTACAACAACAACTCGAAATATTAAAAATTTTGCACGAACACAATGATGTGAAATTAAACGAAAACAAGAGCGGAGTATATATCAATCTCTCTTTTTTGCCAGAACCTGTAATGAAAAAAGTGGAAGATTATTTGAAATACGTCAATGACCAAGAAAAGTCATTGGGTGACATTGAAAGTCGTAAGGAAGATGTCAAACATACTTACTTTGAAGGAGCACTCTAATGAGTTTTGCAAATGAATTTAAAGATAGCACATTATAATAGTGTAGCCATGGTAAATAATTATTCATATTTAAATCAAATTTTTTATATAAGTAATAAATTTGATGAAAACTGGGAGAAATTGCAACCTTATATGTTGAATGAAGCGTTTCTCACTCATTATAAAAGCAATTGCAAACCATTAGATAGTTCTATTGTAACAAAAATGTGTGAAACAAAACAAGAAGAATTTTTTAGTCCAAAGCAACAAGATTCATTATTTTGGACTATTTATGTACTTCATCATGGAATGAGTCATTATATGCAATTAAAAAACAAACATAAAAATCACGAAATGGAAGAAAAGCAACATATTTTGAATTATATGCAAAAACAAGGTTCTGTTATCAAAGACAATGCAAAACACCATGGAATCAAATTAAGCCAAGTACGTTTTAAGGAGATCATGTCTGAGTTGTTGATGGACAAAAAGACCAGTTATCATGTATTTTATGCTCTATGCAATTATTACAAAATCAATGCTATGATCACCATGGATAAATGTTATATGCATTTTCAAACAGGTGCTGAAAACACTTATAAGTTTATAAAAGAAAAATCACATTTTGAAGTGAATTTCGAGCCTATGAAAAAGGAAGACATTTTACATATTCAAGAACAATACATTTTGCTTCCGTTTGAGCAAGAAAAACCGCTAAAAGGAATGACATCCTATAAAGTGAGTGATTTGGAGAAAATTTCCTCAAAACTGGAATTGCATGTGGAAGACAAAATGAAAAAGCAAGATTTATATTCCATGATTTTGCAGAAATTGGTGGATATACAAAATTGATATAAAAAGTAAAATATTATATGAATATACGTTATACTTATATTCATAACATGAGCCAAGAAAGGGAAGAAGAATATCCAAAATCGCCCGATTATCCACCTTATGTGGTGAAAAATGATTCGAAAAGCGTTGAATCCGGTGTGTATATTCCCAAATCTCCGTCTTATTCTCCTCCAAAGGCAGAACCAATGAAGTCTAAGAGTGCAGAAAAAGAGGAGCGTCCGGCGAATTCCAAAAAAGATTTTGAAACGATGGTGGAGTTTTATTTAGGCAACAACCCTTTTCTAAAAACACGGGATCGTGAAAGTGAATTGGAAATTCGTTTTGGTACAAATACCAAGGTCGCGAAACCATTGAGTAAAATAGAATACGATAATGTGGTAAAACAATTTATCAATGCGGGATTTACAACTGATAATTCCGAAGGTATTCATATTTTGCGTATTCAAAACGAATTTACTGATCGTAAAAAGGGGGAAGTTCGTATTTCGAATATTCGCGCGGAATTAGTGGGTATGGATTTGATTCAAACCTATTGTCGGACAAATAGTTTACAGAAAATTCTCGATATGCCATCCACGAGTTCCGCATCTGGTGATAAAATCAAATTCACACAAAAACAATGGCCTATGATTGGAGGAATGGCAGAAGGAAAACCATTGAAACCCGTTGATTTTCCCGATTTCAATTTCCGTGTGTCCTATCAATATGAAAAAGACTTTTCCGTTCGTTCCGATATTGCAAAACGCATTTTATCCACGTGGAATGATTCCAAGAAATTATTCCGTTATATTAATCGTGTGCGTTTTGCTCATCCCGATTATCCCTTCTTCTTGGATGTGAGTATTGTCAAAGGTTCGGCGAAAACGGAAAAACGCGTGCCCATTCCACAATATAGCATTCAAGACGCAAAGGTATTTACCACTCCACAACAATATGAAGTGGAATTGGAAATCGATAATTCGCGCGTTGGTCCTGGAAGAGATTACGATAGTTTGGATAAATTGATGCACGCAATCCGCAAAGGCATACGTATTGTTTTGAGTGGTATTCAGGAAACCAATTATCCAATTGCATTTAGCGAACGTGACCGAATTTTACAGCATTACATGTTGCTTATTCACGGAGAAGAATATGTGAAAGACTTGTTGAATGAAGAAGGAAAATTTAAAAAACGTATTGTTCCTTATGATTTTATTGGTCCTTCTTCTATGACATTGCAATTGGAGAATTTACAGGAATTGCCCGAAAACGGAGAACGAAATAGTAATGTACCCAACATTCGCGAAGGTTATACAGTAACCGACAAAGCAGATGGTGAGCGCAGATTATTGTATGTTGCACCGAATGGTCGTATATACATGGTCAATACCAATATGCAAGTGATATTCACCGGTACATTTTGCAGAGATAAAGATTTGTACAATAGTTTATTGGATGGTGAATACATAAAATATGGCAAAAATGGAGAATTACTTCATTTATATGCTGCTTTTGATATTTATTACATTAATAATCATAACGTACGCAGTCACAGCTTCTTGCCAATTACCACTGAAAAAGCGGAATCCCAATTTCGTTATCCACTATTGTCCGAATTTGTTCGTAAGTTGAAGCAAGAAAACATTATGAATGATCATGGTGGAAATAGCGAAACCCGGAAAAAAGGCGACGAAGTTCATCACGCATGTGATTTCACAATAAAGGCGAAAGACTTTTACAGCAGCGAAAGTGGATCGATTTTCCAAGGTTGTTCCACAATATTGCAAAAGGAAAAGGATGATTTGTATGATTATGTGATTGACGGGCTTATTTTCACACCATCTTATACTGGTGTGGGTGCAGACCGAATAAATGCAGAAGGTCCAAAACACAAAATCACATGGGAATCATCTTTTAAGTGGAAACCTCCGAAATACAATACGATTGATTTTCTAGTATCAGTGAAAAAGGACAAGGCCGGAAAAGATGAAATTCACAATGTCTTTCAAGAAGGTACCAACTTGACAAATAACCAGGCGATTTTGCAATATAAGACGGTAATTTTGAATTGCGGTTTTGATGAAAAGAAACACGGATATATTAATCCCATGTTGGATTTGATCAATGATACTTTGCCCACATACAAAGATAAGGACAATGAAAGTACCTATCGCCCAGTTCCATTTCAACCCACTAATCCGTATGTTGCGGATGCATTTAATTGCAATGTGGAACTGAAAAACAATGGAGATGGTTCATTGGTCATGATGACCCAAGAAGGAGAGTATTTTGAGGAAGACATGATTGTGGAGTTTTATTATGACAAGTCCAAACAAGGATTTTGGAAATGGGTTCCATTGCGTGTGCGTTATGACAAAACGAGCGAACTTCGTGCAGGTATTAAAAACTATGGAAATGCATATAATGTGGCTAATTCGAATTGGCATTCTATTAACAATCCGATAACAGACAATATGATTAGTACCGGATTGAATGTACCCGAAGTGGCTTTTGACGAAGATGTATATTACAATCGCAGTGGTTCTAAGACCAATACACGAGCTCTTCGCAATTTCCATAATTTATATGTAAAACGCAAATTGATATTAGGCGTGGCCAATCGCGACGATTTGCTCATTGATTATGCGGTGGGTAAAGCAGGAGATTTGTCAAAATGGATTTCCGCCCATTTGAAATTCGTATTTGGTATCGACGTTTCCAAGGACAATATTGAGAATCATATTGACGGAGCTTGTGCGCGGTATTTAAATGATCGTCGTAAGTTTAAACATATGCCGGGTGCATTGTTTGTAACTGGAAATAGCGGTTTGCCTATTCGATCGGGACAAGCCTTTGCGAGTGAAAAGGACAAACAAATTGCCATGGCGGTTTTCGGTAAAGGTCCAAAAGACAAACAAGAATTAGGTGAAGGAGTATATAAGCGCTATGGAATTGGCGAAGAAGGATTTCAAATCAGTTCTTGTCAATTTGCCATGCATTACTTCTTTGAAACCGAAAAAACAATGCATACCTTCTTACAAAATGTCGCGGAATGTACGAAATTAAACGGTTATTTTATAGGAACATGTTACGACGGACAAGCGGTATTCGATTTGTTGAAATCGAAAAAGGAGGGCGAAAGTTATTCTATTTATAGGGATTCGTATAAAATCTTTGAATTGACCAAACAATACAAACATAGTGGATTTCCAGAAGACGAACTTTCCTTGGGATATGCCATTGATGTATATCAAGAAAGTATTAACAAAGTATTTCGCGAATATTTAGTCAATTTCGCCTATTTAACGCGCGTTATGGAAAATTACGGATTTGTGTTGGTGACTTCGGAAGAATCAAAATCCATGGGATTACCGAGCGGTTCAGATTTATTTAGCACATTGTTTGCTGAATTAAAATCGGAGGTGGAACGAAATCCCCGAAAAGCACATGACTATGGAGATGCAATTGATTTGACGAAAGAAGAAAAGCAAATTTCATTCTTAAACAGGTATTTTGTTTTCCGCAAAACACATAATGTAAATGCCGAAAAGGTTGGAAAACGCATGAGCCAACGTTTGGAGGAGGAAGACGAAGAAGAAGCAGAGCCAATTGTCAAGGAAGCAGAAAAGGAAGTAAAGGAAAGTGAAAAAGAATCAAAACCGAAAAAGCATGTAATTCGACGAGTGAAAAAAACAAGTAAAATATCTTTAAAGTAAAGAATAAGGGTTTATACCAATGAAGATTTAAAATGTCAGTGGTATCTGACCGTTGCAAAATTAACATATCTTATTTTAATTCTTCAACGGTTTAAATAACTGAATGTAAATATATAGAGATGACACCTCAAGAAAAACAGGAAATATGGCGACAAAAACAAATCCGTATTTTTTATGGCTCAGGGCGACCTATTTTTACAATGAATAAGCAAAACCGATATATGCGGAAGTTTTATGATTGCGACTTTTATTATAGCCTTCAAAAAATCTCGAATCCGTATCAATCCGATTACCAAATATTCAAACAATACATGAACGTGGGTAAAGAAAAGTAAAACGTGTTATAATTAATAATACGTTTTATGGAAATTCAGTATCTTCAATATGTTTCTTATATTTTTGTTTATATACACTTTGTAACTTATCGTATTTCATGTTGAATTTCCCATCTTGTTTATCAAAATAAATACCTTCGACCACACTTCGATCTTGTTCCACCGTATTTTCCATCATTTTTTTAGTAACAAAATCGCCAATGTAATTAAAAATCAACGAAAAAAGAGATTTCGGTTTTTCATACCAAAAATTGCGATATGTTTTTACGTACAATGTGGTATGACTAATATTATGAGGTGTAGCAAATGTAATGATGGTACTGATTTTATTGTCAAACAATACACGTGCGATTGTGGTATGTGGCAGCACAAATTCATTTTCGATTTGCAGCGTCTGCGTGGAATACATTTTTTTAGCAATCGATTTGTCTCCCGCCAAATAGTCATATTTGGTTTTGTAATGATTCGGATAATCGCCCACATTATAAGGCGGCACTTCGCCAACAGGGCTAGGATGGTTCTTGTTTCCAAAGGTATGCACATAAGCAATATGCATAACGTCCAACGAATTTTCACTCACCACACGCCCATAAGCCTGAAACATTTTGTGAAACAATACACTGGAGAATTTTTCATTATGACTCTCCGGTTCTTCATATATGAATTGGGTTTTGAGGGGAAAGCGCAAAAGGTCTAATGGACTTATTTCAATATTTAAATATACCCAACCATTTTTCTCCAAAATGGCATAAGTTTGTTGATTTTTACATGGAGTATTTGTGAAATTTAATCCAGGTACATGGACCAATGTACCCGTGTTATCAAATTCATATGCATGATATGGGCATATTACTTGATTGTCACAGAGTTTTCCATCGGACAAAGAGGCACCGCGATGAGAACAATCGTCGTCCATTGCATAATAGACACCATTGTTTTTCCAAAATACATAATCATGATCCCAAATTTTCGCCTTGTATAACTTATTCGAAAATATTTCTTGTGTTTCTCCAACAACGTACCAAGACGAAGCAAGAGAATCTAATTCTTTAGTCATGTGATTAACCATGTTTAAAGAAGAAGGTTGGCTATATAAAAAATTACGAGGTATAAAGCTATAAACAAACGCACATGACAAAAGATTTAACAAAACATAGATCATTGTTATATATTAAATAACAATATTTATTTAATTTTGTTTATAAATATATTAAACATTGTGTAACATGAAATATAAGTATGTTATATTTTCAATTACCATCATTACATGTATATTTATATAAACAAATTTCGATAAAATTTCACGGAGAAGAAGATAATTCGAATGTGTGTGTGTCTTCTTCATTATCTTATTTTTTATGTGACATTAAAAAACGGATTGATCATCAAGAACACGAATGGGATGTATGTAAACGTTATACAAATCCATTTGAATATATTCATACCACTATTCCAGATAAAAAGAGGAGTGTTTCAAAATACAAACCGTTGTCGCGTTCTTATTTTAAAATGATTGAAATTACGCAATATTACCGTTTGTTGGATAAAGTATGTGATGAACCATTTCAAAGTTTTCATTTGGCCGAAGGGCCAGGTGGATTTATAGAGGCATTATGTCATATGCGAAATAATGAAAATGATAAATATATTGGCATGACTATTTTGAATGATGTGAATGATCCAAATATTCCTGGTTGGAAAAAGAGTCAACAATTTCTAAAGGATCATAAGAATGTTTATATTGAAAATGGTGCAGATAAGACGGGTAATATACTAAGTCTTGAAAATTTCGATTATTGTTACCATAATTATAAAAATTCGATGCAAATAATTACGGGTGATGGAGGATTCGATTTTTCCGTGGATTTCAATAAACAAGAACAAAACATCAGTGCATTGTTGTTTGGACAAATATGTTATGCTTTGGTTATGCAAAAGTATCGCGGGTGTTTTATTTTGAAGATATTTGATTGTTTTATGCAACATACATTGGATTTATTGGCTTTATTATCGTCGTGTTACGAAAAGGTATATATTACAAAACCGCAGACGAGTCGATATGCCAATTCCGAAAAATATGTTGTGTGTAAATATTTTCAATATAAGAACAGTGATGATATATACAGACATTTGCGGGTATCATTGAATCATTTATTGAATCATCCGAACAAATCGTTGTGTCGTTATTTAGCATTTCCTTTAAACGCAATGTTTTTAGGAAAGATGGAGGAATGCAATGCTATTTTTGGACAACAACAAATTGAAAATATTCAATATACATTGACGTTGATATTGGAAAACCAGGAAAAGAAAGATTATTTAATCAAATCGAATATACAGAAATGCGTTTCATGGTGTTCTAAATACAATGTGTCTCATCATCCATTTTTTTCGTAATCATGTTTCCTTAAAAGGATATATGATTATCCAAGGGCGGTATAAGCGTTATTTGTTAAATGAAAAGGAGTTGGGCCAGCGCATTTTTGAAAGCCGTCTTTGTTTTTGGAGAATTTAGGAATACATGGCATGACCACACCGATTTTATCTTTGACGGTGTAAGCGTCAGCACTTTGTCCATATGCCAATGCATTACCCACTTGGCTTCCATAAGCCTTTGTATAAATACCTCCGGTTGTTGTAATCGAGTTATAATTCAATCGCAATGTACGTGCGCTGGAAGATACGCCACCTTGTTTGGCGAATTTATAGTTACTGGGTTTGTATTGAACGTCAATGTAATTGGTATCTGGATTTGGACAATAATTGATGCCTTGTTGATTGACAGCATATTTGTTGTTTTGAGAACCAGGTGCGCCAGGTTTTACATTTGGGTTACCACTCTTTAAATAATTGAATTGATTTTGTTTGAATGTGCGACCGCGAACTTGAAGACGTTGTTGAGAAGTGGTGCAATATGGAACGGGAATTTTGTCATCCACCACTTTTTCACGGAACATGCCGGCGCTTCGAACACGACGTTTAGCGTTGGTGGCGGGGTCTAAACACACACCACCTGTTGTGAAAGCAGAACACGTTCCTGGTTTTTCCGTACTATTGTTAGTCAAATTTATATCTAAAGTGTTTTGAATACCTTCGCAAGTACAAGGATCTTTGTTTGGTATGACTAAATAGCCATTGGGTTGATTGAAAACATCAATACTGGATGAAATGCGTGGGTTCGTCACTCCTTTGTTTGGGTTACCTAATTCACGACGATAATGTTTTAAGGGAGCTGCTTTAAACAACAATCTGCCTTCCATATTTTGCGTATTTTGATTTTTATGAATCGCCGATGTGATTTGATGAAATGTTTTACCTTTCCATGGAATATAAGGAACAGTACTATAATTTTTGGCTTGTGGCTGAAACATTATATATAATATTTAGAACATTATTTTCTGTTTATTTTATAATTAAATGATCAATCATATTTTATTGTTGTTTATAGGATTCGGATTATTGTATTTTATTTGGAATGGTTTTCATAGTTATTATGAAGGTTTAAGTCCTTCACCTAGTCCCAGTCATTCTCCGAGTCCAAATGGTTCTAATAAAGGAGAAACGGTTACTCCGAATCCATCTTTAGCACCAAGTCCGTCACCTGTTTCAAATCAAATTACTATATCTTCTTTGACTTATAAACAAGAAGATAATAATTTTAGTTTAATGGGAACAGTATCTGCGCCATGTACTTTGCAGATAAAAGACCAAACAGGAACTGTTTTAACCAATTATGATATTAGTGCAGATGATTTATCTTTTACTATTCCTAATATTGAAGAAGAAGCAACTGGTACATCCGTTGGAGGATTTACAGTATTTGTAACACCCATTGTGAATGGAAAGATTCAATACGGAAATCAAAAATCGATTTTTATTAATACTTCAACATCTATATCATCGAATACAAGTTCTCCTAGTCCAAATACAAGTTCTCCTAGTCCAAATACAAGTTCTCCTAGTTCAAATACAAGTTCTCCTAGTTCAAATACAAGTTCTCCTAGTTCAAATACAAGTTCTCCTAGTCCAAATACAAGTTCTCCTAGTCCAAATGGTTCAAGCACAAATGGTTCAAGTACTTCTTTTCAAGGAACCACAAAAGATAAAGATGAAACAATTATAATAAAAACAAATTTGGAAAATCAACAAGAAATTGCATTGTTAAAAGAAAAATTAAAGAGTTATGAAAACTTAGTTTGTATGCCTAAACCACAACCTATTATGAATTATGTAACCAAATCAGAAAATGTATTTGGACCTCTTCAAACTTATGATAACAATATTTACTATTGAAGAAATATAAATATATCATCATGATTTAATATAATGAATGTTATATTAAATCTACATGATCTCCAACAAGAAGAGTTTCCGTTGCGAAATGTAATACATTTTTTGGATACAAAACCAAACAATATAATGGTGGGTGATTTTACTAAACTTATTTATAGTAATGAAAATTTTACATTAAATGGACTATACATGCATATTAAATTAGAGGCAGTGGGTGAGAAAAAAATAGAGCATAAAAACAAACAAATATTACGATTTCATAGTAATCACTTGCAAAATATTTCGGTGATTCATAGTTTGATTCAAATTGAACATAAATTATTAGAAATTTATTACCAATACAAGAAGAATTTGAAAAAACAGGCAAAGTTTGTTTTGCATCAACAACTCATGAATGGATTTGTACATTATTATCAGGAATGTGAAAACAAAACAGGAAATTTTGTTGTTAAAATATCTGGTATATGGGAAACAAATAATGCATATGGAATAACGTATAAATTTATTGAAATGTGATTTTATACCAGTAGTATCTGACCCTTGTGATTTGAAATGTTCCATTTCAAATTGCCAAGGGTTTAAAATAAACCATTTTTTTTTAAATAAGAAGCAATTAATTTGCTATCTCTTTCAATTTGCTTTAATACACGATCAATCGCATAATCATAACGTTGTTTGAAGTGTAATTTACTTTGTTCTTTTTTATATTCCTTAATGTCTTTTTTATGGAGTGCGATCATTTCTGCATGATATTTTGGATCAATATGTGTTAGATCTAAGTCCATAATCCCTTTGTAACCAGATATAATATATTTCATAATTTATATATTATATATAGATTGCGTTATTTTCAATTTTATCTTCCCATATTTAAACTCATTGTGGCGTTTCTTTGACTGCGGATACCATGGAAGGGTGTTGTACCGTTTTTCAAATCATGTATTTTTCTTGTTCCTAAGTTTTCTTCAATACCTGTGTCAAAGTTATAAATATGAACTAAATGACTGTCTTCTTCAAACTCATATTGTAATTGTTTGATTGATGTCCAACCTTCTCGTGTATTACGCACATAACGATCAAATTCACCTTTATTTACTTCTCGTTTTGAACCGTCGCTTAAATGAATAATATGGGAATCGTGCATAGGATAAAACTGGGAACGATCAATGATTAATTTCGCGTTTTTGGCGCGACTATGAATCATATTATCTTCATATCCCCATGCCCAGAAATTGGGAAATCCATTGATCTTTTCAAAATCGACTCCTTTAATGGAGAAGATACCGCCTAAAGTAAAAGGAACGCCGTAAAAATGCTTCACCACATTTCGCTTCGTATTGTAATCCAAATAATTTTTCACATAAGGCATGGTATCCAAGTCATTAAAAACGAATGTTATATCTTTATAGTGCTTAGGATACAAATCGCGCACAATTAAGAACCCAATATTTTTTAATGCTCCACGATTAAAGGACCGATGATCTTTTTGATGCACGATCAAAATTTTGTAATCTTCTTTTGGCATATCTTCCAATACATAAGACATATGGCGATTGAAAAAATTTAATTGCAATTGGCGATCGCGATAAGGGACGATAAACACTAATTTCGGTATTTTTTCTTGGACTTCTTCCTGGACCTCTTGTTGGACGCTAGTCTCTAAAGATAATTTTTCTTCAATTTCCATTTGGACGTTTTCTTCGAATTCGGACATTTCATTATTTTCGGATTAAAAATAATGAAAATTTACGCATACAATAGGGTTTTGAGTGAAATTCCTCCAAACATTATTGTGTGTATTTTTCTAAAATACATGACGGGACTAATTTGTCTTTAAGCATATCAATCTTTTTAAAACATTTGTTAATCGTTACTTCGCTTACATTCGCCACATTCCGCACATCACTTTTGCTAAAATTCAAATGACATGTTTGACCGACAAAGTAAATAATACCTGCTGCCACAGATTGGGGCGTGTTATCGTTAATATAATCTTCTTGTTCAATTTTCATTGCAATAAAGTTGGCCAGTTTGATCAGTTCAGATGGCATGTGGAGTTGCGAACAATATCGCTCAATAAACGCACTGGGATTGCTTGTGCATAGTTTATCACTTTGTGAAAGAGCACTGTCGTTATTTCTATCAATATTACACAATATATTCACTGCAATGGAGCACCCATTTGTTGCACTTGTTTTGTCTAATTTGAAAATTTCCGCAATTTCATGAGAGGTTCGCGGACAATTGTTTAACCGACAAGACAAATAAATAGATGCCGCTTTAATACCATCACGATTAATACCGCGAAACATTTGTTGTTCGGAAATGTCCTTATGAATAGCCATTGCATCGTCGATGAAGATTTTATTAATACCCGCATTTCGAGCCATGTTGGTAATAAACTGAAATTCTTCATATAAAGACTTTTCGCGATGTGGCATGGCCTGCCATTCAGTCCATTTACGCAGACGTTTCATTTCAAAAGAGGCATTGGGAGCGCACAATATTTTACATCCATATGAAGACTCCTTTAGCAAAGGGTTGATCGGATTTCCGCAACGAGTCGGATCATTCGAGTTTTTGTCTTCGGCACCGTAAAACCTCCATTCGGGAGAATAATCCAATGTATTTGTGTACATGATTCCGCAACGTTTGCTTGTGCAAGTGGGAAATCCATCTTCCATTATCATAAGCGGGCTTTGACATTGATTACACAACGTAAAGGAAGAGGTTTCTTCATTCACTTTTTCACTTATATTTTCACCTGCATCATAAATACAATGGGAGTTTAGAGAAGAATTTTTGGGTTCATCCTTTGTTTCCGGTTCCGTGCTTATATTTTCGTCAAATACAGACCAAAGTTGTTCTTTTTCTTTTTTAGACAAGAAAGTTTTTTTCTTTTTGGTCTTTGCCTTGGATTGATTATAACCATATGATGCCATTGTTTAAAGTAGTTACATTTAACATATGATTTCAATTTTATATTGTTTTGTTTTATAATTTGAGGCGTTTTGAGGGGTTTCATTTTCTAATAATAATATAACTTTATAATTATGTCAGCAGAAGTAGCAGCAGAAGTAGCAGAAACCGAGGGGCCTATAATCGAAAAAGAAGCAGCAAAACAAACAGCATCAGAAGAAGAACATAGTGCGGAAACAAATACCGAAGAAGCAGGAGAAAAAGAAGAAAGTAGTACTCAAAAAAATACTAGTAGTTCAGATAATAGTGGTAGTAGTCCAGATAATTCTTCCGGAAGTGGTGGCAGTAGTTTTGGTTTATCCGTCAATGCAGGAAATGGCGGAAAACCATTAACACCGAGTGAAAAGCAAGCCATTGTTGATAAAACAGCGCGAGATCTTGTAAATACAATTTGTAATACTATGGTCAATTCACAACCATTAACAGAAACGTTACAAAATGTTACCTCCAAACAAATAGCTGAAATATTTAATAATCCACAATTAGAGGCAAAAGATAAATTAACAGATACTATTTTAGGAAGTATTCAACAATCTTTACGAAATGTAGATGGAAATACTCTTTTGCTATATTCAATATTAGGAGATGCAAATGGTCACAAGGCTTATTTAGAATTAATGAAAAATGTATTAACTAATGCACAATTAAAAACAAGCAGTGGAAAACAATATTTCCAAGCATTTTCAAATAATGTGGCTAAAACATTGCGAAGACAACCCACCAGTCTATTTATTAATCAATTGGGTGGAGGAAAAACAATAAAAGGAGGTCGAAAAAAATGGCGTAAATCACTAAAACGAGGAGGAAACAAAAAAACATGTAAAAATTGTGGCCGTGGATTCTTTGGAGGACCAACACAATATTGTGCATGTGGAGGGAATATTTCACAAAAAGGTGGAACTGATCCTGATGAAACAACAACACGAGAATCTATTCGTGAAGATCCGAATGAAGATAATAAAGAAGATGAACAAACAACAGGACAATGGTTGTCAGATAAGTTGACTTCTTTCGGAAGCAAAAGGTCCAGAATGAAAAAAGCTGGTACCTATGATGATTTTGAGAGTTCTAAAACCCGAAGTGCAAAATTACGAGAAGAACATAATACAAACAAAGAAACATTAAATGACGACTTTGCTAAAAAGAAAGCGGAAATAAATGCAAACAGCGATATGGGGTATTTTGAAAAAAGAAATGCCATTAGTCGATTAAGTAATTTACATAATATGGAAAAACAAAAGGAACGCGTACGTCATAATATAGAAGAAAATAAGGAAAAGGCAAAACGATACAATTTAGAAAATGGTTTAAGTCAAGATGCACCGAATAAATATACAAGAGAAATCGAAAAACAACAAGCGCTTCATGATTTACAAGAAGCCAATATAAAGAAACAACACATATTGAATGCTCATGCAGATGCAGAAAAAAAATTAAAAACGGCAATGGAAAAGGGAGACAATGATGAAATAAATCAAGCACAAAAAGAATTAGATGCACATAGTGACAAATTAGCAGAAGCAGAGCAGGATGTCAAAGAAAAAGAAACCAATGCTCGAAAACATACACGAACTGGACAAATATACAACAAAGCAGCTTCTGTTGGAAAAACCGCAAAAAATTTTGGTAAATCGATATACCATAGCAAAACATTGAAAAAGGGTTCAGAAATGTTATCCACAGGTGCAAGTGCATTAGGAAAAGGATTATCCTCTGTTGCATCCAATATGGCTCAATCAACTCCTTCTCAAAGTTCTTCGTCAAGCAGTGGAAGTTCAGGTGTTGCCGATGCATCTGGTTCGGGAACAGGAACTGATGATCAATCGAATGAAATCTTAAGCACTTATACAAGTGATTTGGTACGTGCGTTAAGTGACCGTTTGGCAACCACTGAAACCACTATAATCAATAAAATTGTGGATGCGATTTATTATCATGTTCATAACAATGCCAAGGATATTTTACAATCGATTTCCAATGTCATTACTGATCAAAATATAACCAGTGGATTAAACGGTGCATCTGCCAAAATAATGCTGTGTTCTTGTTTGTATAATCATTCCACTATGTTACTAAATTCCATGCGTGAAGCATACGAAAAATACAAAAAACAACAAAAACAAGATAAAAAGCCAGTATATCCCTCTTACCTCAAAAGTGAGCTTTTTATTGTTGCTTTTACAGATAAGTTAGAGTTGAAAATAAAAGAAAAGTTATTTAAAAAGGATTAAAAAGAAAATACATAAATAAAGTAATGGGTAATCTTGCATCAAACAATGTTATATCAGATAAATCAAATAATCAAATGATCAAATTATCACTCCAAACTGCATATTATGTTTAAAGGAGTTCTCTGAATTTAACGAAACTGTTTTAGAAGTGGAATGTGTCAAATGTAATATATTTGTTCATTCACAATGTTTTCGAGAATATATGGATCGATTGGACATTAATTATGGGAAATGCCCTTGTTGTAATTCAATTGGAACAATGGCCACAACAAATAGTCTTTCTATTCCTCATGTATAAGCTTTTCAAATAACCATTATAACGGTTATTTGAAAATATTCATTATTTAAGCACTTGCGTCAGCTGGTGCCTCTGTTGGAGAGGTGGTGGGACTGCTTGGGCGATCACGAGGAGCACCACGGCGAGTTTGCTTGCCAGAATACTTGTACATTGGGCGCTGAGGCTGGTTCTCACTGGCCACACGGCGGGTCTCGCAAAGGATAGGACCTCCGCGAATACCGGTAATATCTGCTGCATGGAACTCGTGTTGCTCGTTCTCGGACTTGGTCAACTCGAAATCAACATATTCACCCTGTACTAAGTACTTATACTGGGAATTTGTAACGCGAATAGAAGTGTAATGCGCGAAAATATCCTTGCCGGCGTGCTCGAATCCCTCGCACACGGTAATAAATCCGAAGCCGGCCTTGTTATTGAACCACTTCACCATTCCTGAAAGTCTCTGTGTTGCTTGTGTATCAGACATCTTTTCCCTGATTATACATAGTTATCACTTCAACGTTTATATTGTTTGACTGCAAATATTATTTTTACATTCTTCCGTTGTATGCATGTTGGCTTGTTTTTCTTTTTTCTCTTCTTTTACGGATTCCAATATTTCTTTCGGATAATTCATTTCCTCTAAAATAGTAAATGCGCCCTGAATCTTGGAAATACCCTTTTTCATTTTGTATTTGTAAATCAGTTTGTCCCCTTTTTTGCCCACATCCATCTTATAATTCTTAATGTATTTCGATTTGCTTAATTTACTACAAACGGATACATAATGTGTGGTCAAAATGAAATCCACATGAGAAAAATTGCCCATGTATTTCAAAAACGCATGCGCGGAATTCGATGCCTCTTCCGGATTTGTTCCTGAATACAATTCGTCGAAAATACAATAGTGACGATACCCTTGTTCTTCGGGATATTTTTGTATGCTGTCCAAAATATCTTTACAACGGCGCGATTCCGCTTGAAACAAGCTATCGCGTTCCGATGTATCAGGAATATTCAAGTACGAATGAATGTGGGTATAAGGCCGCAATACACCCTTTTTGAAGAACCCCACGCCGAATTGTTGACACAATAACACATTAATTGTATGCGTTTTGAGGAGTGTTGTTTTGCCAGATGCATTCGGACCTGTAATGATTATTTTTTTCTTTAAATCGCAACTATTGGTGATACATTGTGATTCTTCCATATGAAAGGGATAATATTGGTCTTCGAACTTGGTGGCCTTTTTATTCGAAAAACTGACGTAATGGACATTGTTTTCTTGTAAATGACGTTGAATACTATGTAAATTGTCCAAATATCCCTCAAAACCGAAAGAATAGCGGATACTTTGTTCATATTCTGGATGTGCATGCAATTCATAATAACATTTCAATAAATAACCCACGCTGCCCAGTTTGTATATAAATTGCTTGACGGGCTGGATGGGTTCGAGAACTTTGATGAAATCCTCCAAAATAATAAAATGTTGTTGGGTTTTTGCACAAAAAGCTTGGTAATGTGTTTTTCCTTTGTGTAAATCGATGAATTCTTGCATGTGTGTCCGTGTATCTTGCAAATATTCCTTGAGCGTGCATAAATAGTGATTGACTTTGTGTATATTATTGTAAAATCGCATACATGACACCACATTGTGATACATTTGATAACAATATAATCCGCCCATTGCTAATACATACATCAAGTTTTGCAAAGACATTTCCGAAAAACATGCCAACAAACGTCCGATAAAATGGTTTTTCGCAATTTGTTGCAATACCACTAAATAATCTTGGAAAGTAATGGGAATTCCGCGCAATCGTAACACCACAAAGGGCAACAACAAAAAAATCACTGGTAAAACCAGACTAATGAGTGGCGAAGACATATTGATCATCGACAAGATTTGCAAAAACATAGACGAACGATTAAACGATTTCAACATGTCCCATTCCACATAACCGTATTTTTCCAAGAAATATTCCTTGTTTCCTTTGCAATCTTTCCACATTTCCATCAATAATTCATGTTTTAAGGAATAACTTCGATAAGGGCTTTCCCGCAACACTGCCTGACTTTCTTCTAAAAACTCCACGTTGGATGTATATTGTTTATTCCATAATGCAAAGACGTCTTTTCCGAAAGGATGACCCGGTTGCAGCGTAATATCGTAAATCGATCGCTCTCCTTTTGGCTCATATAACTCTAAATCATTACTCACCACAGACGATAATTCGTGGATTTGTTCTTTTTCTAAATATTGCATAGGGAGTTGAAAAGGAACATATAATGGCTCTTTTTCTGAAGTTTTTATGTTTTCATGTTTGGGTTGTCCGGATGCTTCATTCACCATGTTTTCCATGTCTTGTTTTGCCTTTTCCATGGATTCATTAAGCCAAGTAAACATTTACATTGAAATACGAAAAAAGGTTTTCTTAGAATACGCATTTATTTACATTTCCTCGACAAGATAATACAATGCGATTAAGTTTTTGATACTTGTAAAACAATTATGGTGTCTTTGTATAGACAAATATTCTGCTTGATTGTACGGATCACCATATTCTTTAGATCTTTTATCATCAATTTCAACTGCTTTTTTTAATATTTCATTTGAAAGACGCTCATTTGGTGACAATTGATATTGTCCAAGTAAATAATATGTTCCATTAGTCCATTTTTCTTTGGTATTTGCCAAATACGATTCTAAACCAATGAGTAAGTTGTGTCGTTGTAATCCCTTTTCTGGGTTTTGCTGTACAAATTTCGCAAGGTCTTCCAACGAAGGTTCGTTACCTATAAACTCTTCGGGTACATCGGGCATAACACTTTTGTTTGAAAATTCGTTTTCCATATATTCTCGAGTTTGATTTTATTTCCTTAAATAAAACCAAAAAAAGGAAATCAATTTTATATTAGTGAAGAATGAAAATGGTGTAAATCTTCAAATGTTTATATACTGAAATCTGTTGGTAATTCTTGAATATTGGATTTATAATGTTGTTCAATACGCTTCATTTGACCCACATCTTCTCTTGTAATAAAATTAATCGCATTTCCTTTTCGTCCCCAACGACCACTGCGTCCAATACGATGCAAATAGGTATTGACAGAACGGGGAATATCAAAATTAATAACCACACTTACTTGCTGAATATCAATACCTCTTGAGGTAACATTCGACGAAATTAATACACGGACAGCTCCTGTACGAAATGTGCGAAATGCTTCTTCGCGTTCATCTCGTTTCATAGAACTATGAATACATACCACAGAAAAACCTTCCCCTTTCATTGCGTCATACAAATCCATAACACGTTGCACACTATTTACATAAATAATACTCTGATTCACAGTCAAATGTTCGAAAAGAGCTTTCAATGCTTCGAATTTTTGATCATCATTATTGACTGCCAAAAAATATTGCTGAATTCCTTCTAAATTCAACTTTTCAGGTTCTAATGTAATTTTCACTGGATTTTTCATGAATTTTTTGGTCATTTCTAACATATATGGAGGCATGGTTGCACTAAATACTGCAATTTGCGCCTCATTTGTCAGATTTTGAAAAATCGTATATACTTGCTCTTTGAATCCACCCGACAACATTTCGTCCGCTTCATCTAATATGAACAAACGGATAGTATCCATTTGAATATGACGACGACGTACCATATCATTTACACGCCCCGTCGAACCCACTATTACATGAGGCACATTTTCTTTCAAATCGCGAATATCGTCATTGACAGAAGTACCTCCCACTAATGTTTTGATAACCAATCCATTCATACTTGAACCAATTTGATTAATAACATAGGAAATTTGTTTTACCAATTCGTGTGTTGGAGCTAAAATCATGGCTTGCGTACATTTTTCGGAAACATCTATTCGCTGTAAAGTACTTATAGAAAAGGTACCTGTTTTTCCTGTTCCCGAAGGGGCTTGCGCAATAACATCGCGTTTTTCAATAACCGGCATAATGGCCGTTTTCTGGATTTGACTAGGTTGTTCGAAACCTATACAAAAAATACCTCGCAAAATATCTTCCTTCAAATTGAAATCATCCCATTTTTCATAGGTTTTCACCTCATAATTTTCGTTTTGAGTAAATTCCATATTATTGTTTTAACAAAATTTATTTTTAACTTCTTTGAAAGAAATAATATAAATACATATTGGTCTATATATTAGATTGGAACATGAATATAATAACGTATCATGTGGATTTTTTCAAAGATAAATCATTTGAAGAGCAAATTGTATTGGACAATGAAACAAAACAAATTGTTGATCAGTTAGTGAAAGATCTTGTTATTCCGTTTGATATGGATCCCCCTCCTTCTTTATATAGGGTTGATAGTGACCGAAAATTGCGGCGTACGCATTCGGGAGGTCGCAGAGGATTGTCCAAACATGGTTCAAAAAGTTCTTTTGGAAGTTTGAATGAAGATTGGGAAGCAGTACGCAATTTCAAGGCAACAAAAATGGAGGAAAAAGAAGGTATTGAAAAACATATGAGTACTATGCGTGGATTGTTGAACAAATTATCTCCTAAGAACTATGATACGCAAAAAGAACTTATTATGACCACTTTAGAGAAAATACTATCGGAAATAAATGGACAAGAAGAGGAGTCCGCATTGTTCGAAAGTATGTTCAAAATTATGAGTACTAACAGTTTTTTGAGCAACGTGTATGCAGATTTATATGTGGAATTGGTGGGTGCTTATGATGCATTTGAAACACTGGTTGATGATTTTGTCGAAAGTTATAAGTCGCAATTACACGATATTCATTATATTGACCCAAATAGCGATTATGATGGGTTTTGTGAATACAATAAGAAAAATGATCAGCGAAAATGTTATGCCAAATTTATTGTAAATTTAATGAAACAAGATATGATTTCTCATGATCATGTCTTAGAAATGATCACTTTATTACAAACAATGGTGGAAAAATATATTGATGAAGAAGGACGCGAAAATGAGGTGGAAGAATTGAGTGACAATATTGTGTTATTTGTAATGGAAACCAAGTCCGTATTAGAAAATAATGAATTATGGATTTCTTCCATTGTTCCCAAAATACATACATGTATGAATTTGGTTGTAAAAGATCATGTGAGTTTTACAAGTCGAGCGAAATTCAAGTATATGGAATGTAAATTATAATCAAAATAATATAACTTTCATAATTATATTATTTCAGCACAATAGTTGCACATCTCTTTTTCGTCGTTGAGTCTTCAACAAGTCATTCCGTGATGTCTATTTTGCTATTTTATAAAGAAATTTATTCGCTCTTTGCAGAACGAATGCTCGCGGATCATCCACCACCACCTTTCATTTTTAATTTACGACCACCTTTAAAAAAATAAGAAATCAATAAAATCAAACATGCTAACGCAAATAATACTCCTCCCATTTCTCTATGCTTGTTTTGAGGAGAACCCGTCATATACAACAATATAGAACCCACTAAAACAATCCATCCAAAAGCAGGAGTATAACGAGAACTACGTTTCTCCACAAATAACGCATTACAAAATACGTATAAAACATACAACACAAAACAAAATACCACTAAATAAGTGGTATATTCTTCAAACAAAAACATTGAGCTTTTCATTATATACATAATGGACATTTTTTGCGTTACGAAAAAAAGGAAAATACCATATTATATTATAGATGGCACATTCACTATTGTCCAATAAATTTCTATATGAGGAAAAAAAAGGAACAACTTCAATAGAATCAAAAGAAGATTTACCGGAAGACGTTATCCCTTATGAAATGGAAATTGAAGGAAAAGAAGTATTGGTCGTATTCGGAAAACCTCAATATGACAAAATAAAATACAATATTGTGTATTTTCAGATTTATTTAGTCAAACACAAAAAGGTGAAACCCATTGGATTGGTGGAGTTTTCCAAGAACAAAGTCATTTCGGTTATGAACGAAAAAGGAGAACTCGATGTGGAAAGTATTGATGACCCCATTTTATATTCCTTTGTGAATGCCGATTTTATAGATAAATATGGATCGACCTTTGAAGAAGAAGATGAGGAAGAACATTCCAAAAAAGAGGAACCATTGGATGAAACCGAAAAACCCTCGTTAGAATTAGAAGAAGTGGAGTTTGAAGAAGACGAAAATGATGTCTTAAAAGTAAAGGTTTCCAAAAATCAGACTTCCAAGATTATTCAACAAGCCAATACTTTGCTAAAAGAGGGTCCGTTTGAAGTGGATGCTTCCGTCAAAACATTACCTAGTTTAATTGAAGAAAGCGAAGAACATGCCAAAGAAAACAAACAACAATTCAAATCCGGACCACGCAACAAATGGATCGAAAACTTTATGAAAAACAATCATTATGATATTCACAATGTCGAAGATAATGGTGACTGCTTATTTGCTGTCATTCGTGATGCATACAAACAAATCGGGTACAAGACCAATGTCAAACAACTTCGCGCAATTGTGGCTAAAGAGGCCACACAGGCCATTTTCGACGAACAACGTCAATTATTCTTGGATTTGGATAGCTCCAAACGAGAATATGAACATGAAATGAAAACTATCAAAGAAAACTTGAAAGTGTTGGAAGAACGTCAAAAAAGTATTTCGAAATCCAAGAAAGATTTGTTAGAAACCATTTTAATCACCGTAAAAGAAGAAAAACAGCGCTATAATGAACTAAAACAATTAAAAAAGGAAACCGAAATATTGATCGAAGAAAACGTGTCTGATTTCTCTGATATAGCCACGTTGGAGCAATTTCGTCAATACATTATGAGTTCGAATTATTGGGCCGATAATTGGGCTATTTCTGTATTGGAACAAGCTCTCAAAATGAAACTCATTATTTTTTCCGAAAGAGCCTATTTGGACGGCGATTTGGACGGCATTCTATTGTGTGGCGAGGCCAGCAAAGAACTCCAAAGCCAAAAGTATTTCGATCCGAAATATTACATTATGACCACCTTTAGTGGTGACCATTTCCGATTGATCTCCTATAAAGATAGGAAAATCTTGGAATATCACGAAATACCTTATCACGTAAAGAGTTTAATCGTCAATAAATGTTTAGAAAGTGAGCATGGAATCTATTCTTTGATACGTAATTTCCAAGATTTACAAGAACGCATGGGCATTCAGAAACAGGAGTTTAAAGAAGAACAACACGACGAAAATCCCAATTATAATTCCAATGTTATACTCGTTTTCCACGAAAAGTCTTCCAAAAATCCGAAACCCGGCAAAGGTATTCATGAGAAAATAAGCAAATCAAAACAAGCGAATTTCTTGGATTTGGCAAAACACAAAGATTGGAGGAAGAAATTAGACGATAGTTGGAACGACGAAATACATGTGTTTGAAGTAAATGGTCATAAGTACGCTTCCGTCACTCATTATTATCAAGGTGCGAAATTCAAAAAACATAACCCCGATTTCCAACTCCAATTTTCTTTAGACAGCGGCCATGCCATTTCCAAAGACACAGAATTAGCGCGCTGTGCGGGAAGCAAAAGTGGGACACTTTCCAAGAAAATGAAGAAGAAAGTTAAACAGGATATTTCGTTACGCCCAGAGGGCGTTTCCATTGATCCCGACTTTTATGGACAACGCAGCCAAGAAGAACGTTTAGAAGCCTTGAAAGCAAAATTCACTCAAAACGAAGACTTAACCAAACTGTTGCAGGACACAAAAGACGCCAAATTAATGCATTTCACTCGCGGACAACCTCCGGAAACGGACCATTTACTAATGCTGGTTCGTGATTACGTAAAAAAATAAGTGTTCATTATATAGAAATCTTTATAATGAATGTTCAAGAAGTGACTCAACTTATTCGAAAACATATAGGACAAAATCCCAATAGTACCCGTTTTAAGGAGAACCAAGAGAAAATCTTGGAAAAGTGGATTACGATTTTATATAAACATTATGACCTTATCAAAAAACATCGCTATAGTTTTTATAAAAAGGAAAATCAAAAAGTGAATTTCCAAGATTTGAATTATATTCCTTCGTCTCAACATAATGTTGTCAAAAATACCACTTTTCAAGTTTATTATATTGCTTTTCGCATCAAGAAACGGGTGATTCATTTACATATGTACGAACCTCTTGGAAAAACATATCATAAATCACGGTTTCAATCTTATTTGACGAAGATAATGCTCTGGTATTCGTTTATAGGAGACTATGCTCGTTCTGTTTGTTCGAAAACAATGAATATACATTTGTTTTTGATGGACGATAATAAGGAATTTCCAAGAAAAAAGTCGAAACCATTGAGTGAATTAGAAGTCAATAGCGCTTTTACCACTTCTTGCCAACCTGATACCACTATTTATATTTATCGCGACGAAGAATGGTTGAAAGTTTTGATGCATGAAAGTTTTCACAATCTTGGATTGGACTTCTCTTCTTTTCCTGAAAACTATGGAAACCACGAATTGAAACGGTTTTTTCCCAATGTTCATTCCACTGTACGTATTTACGAAAGTTATTGTGAAACATGGGCCACCTTTTTCCATTGTTTGTTTCAAGCCTTCTTTTCCACGCAAAATAAAAGCCATGTTTCCAAGATATTGGATAAATGTATTACGAATTTACACTATGAATGTGGGTTTTCTATGATTCAAATTACATGCATTATGAACCATAACAAAACATCGTATCAAGATTTCTTGGAAAAAAAGGTCACTTACCAAGAAGATACGAACGTATTTGCGTATTATGTGCTAAAAGGCATTTTATTATGCCATTTTGATAGTTTTTTTGAGTGGTGCAAACAGCACAATAAAAACATCATATCATTTCGTTTGACAAATGAAAATGTGGATTCCTATGTTCGACTTTTGTCTAAATTATACAAAACTCCATTGTTTTTAGGAAATTTGGAAAAAATTAAAAAGGAGAAATTATACGATTGTAATCAAGGATTACGCATGACGTTGTTTGGCTAAATTAGTTATTTTGTATATTTTTTAATAGACTAACACATTATACTATGAGAGCCATTGTGGAAATCTCTAAACATAGTTGTTTAAAGTATGAATATGACGAGAAGGAACAAACCTTAGTGTTGGATAGAGTATTGCATAATACAAACATGTTTCCTTATAATTATGGATTTATTCCTAAAACACTTGCCCCGGATGGGGATCCCGTGGATATTCTGATTTTATCTTCGCATCAAATTATGCCTGGATGTATGGTGAATATTCGTGTATTGGGAGGTATAGAAACGCACGATGAAAAAGGACAAGACGACAAAATTGTATGTGTCTTGGAAGATTGCGTTGATAAAGAATATAGTCATATCCAAGATATCCAGGAATTACCTGAAAAAGAATTAAACGATATTTTGTATTTTTTGACCCATTATAAGGATGGAGAAGACAATAAGTTCATACAGGTAGGAAATGTGTATAGCAAGGAACAGGCGAATGCTTTTATTAGACAATATAGCAAATTATAAAATTGATATAAACCTAACGGTTCATATGATATTACAAAACCAAACAAACTATGGGCATTGTCAATCTGAATCGATTTCTGATTGATAATGTACGAAAATCAGCCATTCATAAACAAAAACTGAGCCAAATGAAAAATAAAGTTATTAGCATTGATACTAGTATATATTTGTACAAATACGTCAGCCAAAACGCATTGTGTGAAAACTTTTATACCATGATTTCTCTATTTCGTCAAAATAATATTATACCTATATTTGTATTTGACGGGAAACCTCCTCCTGAGAAACAAGACGTTTTGGAGGAACGAAAACAGGAAAAATCTCGCGCAGAAGAACAATACAAATTGATGGAAGCACAATGGGAATCAAAACAAGAAACCATGACTGTCGAAGAACAAAAGGAATACAAGGAGGAAATGGAAGCACTGAAAAGCCAATGTATTCGAATCAAAAATCGAGATATTGCGCAAGTGAAGAAATTGATGAAATTGTATGGAGTAACTTATTATGAGGCAGATGGGGAAGCCGATCAAGTTTGTGCTGGATTGGTCATTAGTGGAAAAGCTTGGGCATGTATGAGTGACGATATGGACATGTTTGCATATGGATGTCCTCGCGTGTTACGACATTTTAGCATAATTCATAAAAATGTGCTCTATTATGACCTTTCCAAAATTTGCACAGATTTGCGCATGGATGTGGAAGTATTTCGAAAAATCGCGATTTTGTCTGGAACGGATTATAATATTCATTCCAATACGTCATTGCGAGAAACCATGAAATGGTATGAAACATTTGTATTAGACAATCACAATCAATTAGACTTTTATACTTGGTTGCGCAAAAATACAAAGTACATTGAAAATTACAAACAATTACAAAAAACAGTATCAATGTTTGATATGACTCCTGAACTTGATAAAAAAATGGAGGAAATTCAAAACATTGAACTGCGAGATTATGACAAGGAACAATTACACGAGTTCTTGAAAGAGGACGGGTTTATTATTCCCAACTAAAGGAAACTAAAGGAAACCCAGGTTTCCTTTAAAACCTTCCTTTTTTTATGAAAAATCTCATTATGTTTTGAGAAATATTACTTAAAACATAATATTTTAATTATACCGAATAATTATATTAAAAACGTATGTATATAAATTTATACACTTTACATTTAGTTGAAATTAAACAATGTATTTAATAACAAATAAATATTACATTATACGAACAGGTGATTTTGCAACAGATGCAAATAAAAAAATTATATATATATTACTATCTTGTTTATTATGCTTACATGATAGTATCATGAATAAAAATACTGAATATTTTGCTGTTATGATAGGATCAAGTATTATTTGGACACTAATCGAATTATATTTGAATAAACAAAAAATACGTATTATTAAACCAATGAAAATAACGTGGAATAAAGAAACGAAAATTCTTAATAAATATGTCGGAATATCTCTTCAAGGAACTCAAGAAGGAGGAGTGGTAACAATAATAGGATTGTATTTTGGAGATAGGTTTAATTCAATATATTACCAATGTTTTTATCATTTGTTAATATTATACATGACTATTAATATGGTTAAAAAGAAAGCAAACATAAAAACACTTTCAAAGAGACAAGTTAATACACCTGGATCATTATGTTTAATGGGTGGTGCTGTTCTTTTTAATACATGGATAATAATGAATAATAAGTCTCATTTTTATAGAGAACTAAATATGTTTGCATCCATGATTTATATAAGCAGTATTTGGACAATAATTTCTTATTATAAGAATTTTAGAAAAGTCGAAGTACATCTATATAATAATGATAAATATATTCGCAAAAAAGAGAATTGGATAGACGCATTTTTAATTTTGGGATATGATGTGATATTTGAAATAGGTATTGCATATATCACATTTTATAATATGTTTATAGTACCCTATAATAATTTTATTGAAATTTAATGATTTTAGGTCAGTCCCCCTTATTTTTAACAAAATAAGGTTGTTTATCGTTCATAACACGTTTCTTCTTGTAATGAAAACACGCATCATAAAAAAACGTCGCACTTTGTTGTTCTATTAACTGATAAGCATGTCCATCTTTTTCATAAAAAAGACCTCTTTTTATGGGAACACCTAGGGTCTTATTTAACAGTTTCTTCAATTTCCAATCTCCATATTCCACATAATATTGTTTATGCAAGAAAAAATTAATATACTTGTACAACCATTGTTTAATCAAACCATTACCTGCAGAAGCCGCCATAAATTTCACGTTGTATATATTCTGTCTGTCTTCTTCCATCGCTTTACAAATGACTAAATCCCTCTCCAAGAATTTTTGCAAAGGCTGCAAAGGCTCCAAGGTTTCATGAATTACCACTCCTCCACGACAATACAAAAGCACCAGTTTTAAGAAATCCGCTTGGACCCTTGGACATTGAATATGTCGAAACACTTCGTAGTACATCATATTGTGTTTTTTTATCATTTGGGCACACATGTCTATGTCACATAAGGTAACCTTATATTCTGGATTGAATTCATACCATTTATTCGATGCGTCCATCGTATATTTCAATTCGTCATGCAAAATATATATGTTTTTAGGAATCATCTAAAAATTATAGTGTTAACATAAAATCTTTTTTATCAAAAAAATAATTGAATAATATATATGATACAACCCGTATTTTGGTTGCTTTTTGTCATTGTAATTTGCTGTATATTTTCGATCTTATTTATTAATTATCGCGAGAATTTCCAAGATCAACATGAACAATATGTAAATTGTCGTGCGCAAGGTTTTACTAAAGAATGGTGTCAAATGACTCCGTATATACATGGATCAAACGTTTGCCAATGTGAAAATGGAAGCTTGGGAAGATATTTACCCGGTTTTGGTGCAGAATGTGTGTGCGGAGGTTATAATAATGTTTATTATGGAATGTAAAAACATATAAAAAAAAGTCTTTATGATCATTTAGGGGGTATGACAAAAATAGAAACCGATCCAAAACTCGATTTTCATCAAGTTTTGATTAAACCGAAACGTTCGACCATCAATAGTCGTGCTAAAGTGGATCTTCATCGTGAATTCCGTTTTAAGTATTCGTCAATCAAGTGGAAGGGTGTCCCAATTATTGCCGCGAATATGGATACCATCGGAACGTTTGAAGTGTATAATGCTTTGAAACAGCATGACATGATCACTGCTCTTCACAAGTTTTATAGTTTGGAAGATTACAAAAACATGGTTGAAAAAGGCCTCGATCCCAATTTTTATATGGTATCCACTGGAATCGGGGAAAAAGCATTCGAAAATCTTTCGAACATATTGAATGAAATACCTTGTTATTGGATTTGTATTGATATTGCAAACGGATATATTTCGGATTTGGTGGATTTTTGCGCTAAAGTACGTGAAACATGGCCGGACAAGATCATTTGCGCAGGAAATGTGGTTTCTGGAGATATGGTCCAAGACCTTGTGTTGTATGGTAAGGTGGATGTGGTGAAAATAGGTATTGGACCTGGATCGGCATGCACCACACGTCTGAAAACGGGTGTGGGTATGCCGCAATTGTCCGCCATTTTGGAATGCGCCGAATACGCACATCGTTTTGATGCACATATTATAGGCGACGGCGGTATTACTTGCCCCGGAGACGCTTCCAAAGCGTTTGGTGCAGGGTCGGACTTCATTATGATGGGAGGTGCTTTTGCTGGTCACGAAGAAAATCCGGGTGAAGTGCAAACCCAATCCGATGGAACACAAATGAAAGTATTTTACGGCATGAGCTCGCAAATGGCCATGAACAACCATTACGGACAAATGGCCAAATATCGATCGTCCGAAGGACGTGAGCTAAAAGTACCGTTTAAAGGAAAACTCGAAAATACTGTATTGGATTATTTAGGGGGTATTCGAAGCACATGTACGTATATTAACGCGAAAACAATAAAACAAATGTCGAAATGTACGACGTTTGTGATTGTGTCACAGCAAGTAAATAACGCGTTTGGAGGATAACAAAAGACCATAATAATTTTTTTATATAATATAATTTCATTATACTATATAATGAATCTAGAAAACACAAATAATGTTGCATTTTGGAAAAAAATAAAAGAAAACAATCCAAATAAGAAATTGCATTTTATTCACACGCCCAAATGTGGAGGTACATATGTCCGACAAATATGCAAAAAATTAAACATTATACATAAAAATAAGGGTCATCAACATTTAACGCAAAAGAGTCCTCATATAACTTTTACCGTTATACGAGATCCCGTTAAACGATTTGAAAGCTTATTGAATTACCGTTTATCAGGAAAAATTCGTAATAATTGGCCAAAATATTTACGTGGTTTTTATGATTATCCAAAAATCTCGTTAAATACTATTGTGAGTTGTATGTCAGATAAAGATATTACAGGATTTCGTCCATATCGTACATTACGTTATTGGGGAAATCATGTTAATATTTTTATTACAATCGATAAATTACACGAATTTTTGACATTTTTTGGTTATGATTATAACCCGCAAGAATTTGTAACGAAAAAAGTTTCACAAAAAACAAGAGGAACATTTAACAATCAAACAATAGCAAGAGTTTCTCGTATTTTTAAAAAAGATATTGCCTTTTATAAGAAAAAAATGGGTGAAAATGTTTAATATATTACATTTGTAATATGTAATATATTTTCTTAATCAAATATCTTCATTATATATTCATATATTCGAGCACTTAGGCGGTGGCAGCAGCCTCAGCCTTGATGAAGTGGTGCTTCATGTAAGTCTGAAGATTGAAGTAACTTAGAGTATCACCCTTCTTGATCTTAAGAAGCTGGGTAAGCTTAGCATCAGGGTTGATGAAGCGACCGTTGTCCTTGTTCTGAAGACCGTTAGCAACGATGTACTCGTTAATCTCCTTGCTGACAGCGGTTCTTGCCATCTCAGTTCCGATATCCTTACCAAGGAAACGGGCAAGCTCGTCACTGATGCGAGTGGGCTTAACAAATCCGGAAGGAGCTCTGTTGCCAGCGCGCTTCTGCTTCTTAGCAGCAGCCTTCTGGGCAGCCTTAAGCTCACGTGCAATGCCCTTCTCAAGGGTCTTGAAATCAGCCTTAAGGCTGGAGAAGATGCTGGAAAGCTGTTGAAGCTTAGCACTGAATTCAGACATCTTCTGCTCAGTGGAGGAAGTCTCTTGGACAACCTCGTTAGCAGGAGCGGTCTCAACAGGTGCAGCAGCCTCTACAGGAGCAGGGGCAGCAGCCTTGGTTGCCTTCTTGGTGGCGGTCTTCTTTGCGGGGGTTGCAGGTGCGGTTTCTTTGGTCTTAGATGCTCTAACCATTGTATAATATAATATAGGACCTTTTTTTAAATGGTTTAACGCATTAATCTATATATTTTCCTAAATGTCTGAGGGTGTGTGGTCTTCCTAAAGAATAAATCGTTCAAAATTTAAAAAAATATTCATTTTTAAACACATTAAGAATTTTCTGCGTTATTTATATATGAAAAAAGGTGGCATTTTAGTCATACGTTGTTTAATTATCCTAATTGTGGCAATTGCCATATATTATAGTTTCCGTTGTGTTCAAGAAGGATATAGTGGAAGAAAACGTGGAGGTGGTGGAAAAGGTGGTCGTGGTGGTGGAAAAGGTGGTCGTGGTGGTGGCAAAGGAGGCCGTGGTGGCAGAGGTGGTCGTGGTGGAAGAGGAAGTCGCGGCGGTGGCAGACATCATCACCAATATTATCCAAGACAAAACATAAACAGATACTTTTATACAGATTATCGCACTCCCGATGTATATGTTTATCAACAACCTTACTATAATTCCTATTATAATCCTTACTATAATCCTTACTATAATCCTTACTATAAACCCGAATACAAGCCCAACAGTTTCTTGGATTATTTAAGATGGTTGTTTGGATATCCTCCTCTTCAAAATTAATTTAGGAGTGTTTTATAGATGAAATTCATTATATTTAGTACTATAATGAATTTTCCAGCTTATATTAGAGCTTCATATAACCATGGCATGGACCGTCGCGCATCATAAGAAATAAATGTCAAACAAGTGAGTACTTGAAATGCTCCCAACATTCGCGCATCTCGGTCTATTCCCATATACACCAAGTCCTCCATAACTGATAAACACATACCCTTCACTTCACTGTATGTTGTTTGACGTGGATTTAAGTGCAAACTTACAAATGGATCCCATAAAGGACAAATCTTCAATTTCACTTGAAAACTCAATTGACTGCGATAATTCCATACATCTTGCATAATTCGAAACAAACGAATGTATTCTCCGAAATTTAAATTAGCAAACCATGAAACGTGACTGTAATTTCCTAGTTGATCGATTTCCATAAACAAATTTGTTATTCTTTGCTCCGAACTCATGGAGCGTATTTCGCGCAATTTTGCTGTAATCTCTTCGGGCACATAATTATCAGGTAATACCATCGAATTTGTACGTCGGCGTATGTTTTGCGCTTGTATATGATCCTCCGTAATGTAAATACGCTGCTCATGGTTTTCCTTTTTCTTCTTTAAAATAATCGTACTCAATCGATCGATTTTACGAATCGATCCTATTAATCCATGCATCGACTCGCGCGTATAAGGATTTTGTAAAAAGTGCTTTCTGTTTAATTCACTCAAAACAGAATCATAATCAAATCCATATACAAATCCTGTTTTGAGTGATTTGTAACTGAAAAATTCTAAAGGGTTGATTTCATTTAATGGTTGTAAGGTACAAAAATCGGTTTCATTTACACACATTTTACGGTCGGTTAATGCAGGACCGCGCAATTGTATCCATTGTTGCACAAATAAACGCCGTATTTGTTTTTGAATTTTGATAACGTTGTTGTATTGTTTAAAGAATTGCAATACGCGCTCCACCAACACTTGTTTGTTACCCACCAACGCAAAATCGTGAATAGTATTGCATGTTTTTTTACGCGCCATTTTAATGCTTCGTGTCGGTATTTTGTTAATATTGTCATACAATTCTTTCTTATAATGCTTTAAAATTTTACGCAAATCGGATATTTTTAGTTTCTTAAAAGAAGCTTCGTTTTCGTTATATTGCTGAATTGTATAAAGAGGAACGACCACCTCATTTTCTAAAGCTTTAGGACTCATTTATACTATATTTATAAAATTTTTATTATTTATATGTATTTTCACACAAGTAATACATTTGTTTGCATGTTATATGAAAAAGCCTTTTAATTATAAATACACCTAAAATGCAGCGATTTTGGCATTTTTGTATAATAAATGCACATTTCACAAAATTGATTTAAAGATAGTGTCATTATAGATGGTATAGTGATAAGCGAGTTAGTATGTCAAAGCCTATTGTTGTAACCTCTGAAGACTGGAACCCCAATGCCATTAAGTTCATGCCTCCCAAGGTAAATGAGCGTGGCGGGAAGCAAATTAATATGATCAATACTGATACCAAGCGTTCTTTGCATGTAAGTACTCCTCTCATGATGACATGGGGGATTTCTGATTATGTAAATGATGCCGGTGAATCCGATGGACGTTTTAGTATGACTTTGAACTTTCCTAATCAGGAGTATAGCAAGCCTTCCACGGATGTGTTCCTTCAGAAGATGAAGGATTTCGAAAATAAGATTTTGGACGCAGCTGTTGAGAACTCTGACCTTTGGTGGGGTGAGGAAATGTCAAGAGAAGTATGCAAACATAGCTTTTATCCTCTAATGAAATACCAGAAGGATAAGGTTACAAAGAAGTTTGATTATTCTAAGCCTCCTTCTATTAAGGCTAAGGTCCCATGTTATGATGGTCGTTGGGCAGTTGAGCTTTATAATACCAGTGATAAGATGATCTTCCCTGATGATTCTCAGAAGCACATTACACCAGTTGATCTTGTTCCTAAGCTAAGTCAGGTTGCCTGCGTTCTTCAATGCGGTGGAATCTGGATTGGTGGAAAGGGATGGGGAGTAACCTGGAAGCTTGTACAATGTGTTGTAAAGCCTCGTAATGTGGAGAGTGTTTATGGAAGATGCCACATTAAACTAAGCGATGAGGATCGTGGAGCTATTGAGAGCCAGGTTGTCGAGCAAGGTGATGATGTGGATGAGGATGAAGATGCTCCTTCCACTGTATTCTCTGCCACAAAGACACATGATACTCAGGCTGAGGACAGTGACGAGGAGGAGGAGGAGCAAGAAGCTGCTCCCGCACCCCTTGCTGAGAAGCCTAAGAAGAAGGTGATTAAGAAGGTTGCAGCAGTCGTGGATGAGGCTGTTGCCGAGGCAGAAGCACCAAAGCCTAAGAAGAAGGTTGTAAAGAAGAAGGTGGCATCCGCCGAGTAAAAAGCAAGTTTTCTAAAAAAGTTTAAAATGCAAGTTTTCTAAAAAAGTTTAAAATGCAAGTTTTCTAAAAAAAGTTTTCCAAACAATTTTTTATGCGAATATACTATATTTGCATAAAACAGTAATAATTCATTTCAAACCACCACATTCGTTTTGCATTTACGGACCAGATTAAGTTATGTATAAATCGTTAAACACAGATAAATATGCCCTTTTTTGGATACATCATATATGTTTTGAGAAGATAAACACGGAAGTCCTTGACCGTTTAATTTCAGTTGTTGCTTTTTTTTCATTTTCAAATTTTCACATTGAAATTTGTATTCGTAACTCCCTATAAACACACTTTGTTCTCTTTTGTCTAACAAATCTTTCATATGAAAATTTTCATATAAAAATAGATTGTTCTTTTCGTCTATTTCTATATTATCGTCCAATTTTGGAATGATTTGTATTACTAATTCTCTGTTTTCTAATTCGTATATTAATTCGTGATGCCATAGAGGAATATAAAATGTTTGCCCTTCTTCCACTAATTTATAGACCTGCATATCCATAATGTCTTGGAGTTTTGGACGTAAAATAATAATCTTTTTCTTATCCTTCTTTTCTTGGATTAATGATTCTAATTTTTCTAAAAACATATTGCTAATATGAAAATTATCCTTTTGCGATTTTAATAGCCCCGCTATTTTATCCAACTTATCATGATCCAATTTTTGCAATAATTCCAATGCCTGCGACTCGCATTTCCTGTATAATAACTTTACCACTGAATGCAATAACGTTGAGCGCAAATTCAAAAACAATTCGTTTTGAAAAAAAGGATAAAATTGCGTCATCCAATGCGTCGTTTGAACACTTTCTTCATCATTCGATTCTTCCTCTTCTCCATAATCCAAATATCCTTCATGTTTCATTAAGGATTCGTAACATTCACTAATATGATGAAATTGTTCTTTTGTATTTTGCTCTATGTTTTTGTCGGGATGATATAATAATGCCAGTTTATAGTATTGTTTTTTGATCATTTTTTCGGTCAAATATTCACTGTCTTCCAATTGCAACCCCTTTAAACACTGCTCACGCGTGTATTTCATTTATTATAGTTAAGAATATATTCTCTAAGTGGTAAATGGGACGATAATTATTATTATATTGTTTTAATGCATTGTGCATTTTTCCCAATATTTTCTCTATCGATTCTTCACTCAATTGATCGATATATTGGTATAATACATTCCATAACATTTCGTGTGTGTCCAAATTATAAATCAATATATTGTACAATGCTTCGCGAAAATTGGAATATTTCATATTGGGTTGATTAATTTGTTCAATAAAATCCCCACATACAATGTCAAATATATCTTCCGGTATATCATCCAACTTCTTTGCACGATTTAATATATGCAACTCCTTTAAATTCAATATGTTTTGTTTCTCCACATTCATTTTTAAACCCAATGCTTTGTAAATGTCCTTCGACGGTCGTTTCACATTCACCACACGACAATGATTGATTATGTTTAAAGGGAGAAAACTCAAATGATTGGTCAAAAGAATGAAGCGCAATTGTATAGATAAATTTGTATGATTGTACTGCTGCATGTAACTATAAAATATTTCCAGAAGTTCGCTGTGAATTTCATGGAAATTTTTGCATATTATAATACCGATTTTTTCTTTTTTCATTGTCACAATATCCACTATTTGCCCAAATATATCGTGCCAGATTAACTTGGAATTGCAGCCCAAAAGTGCCATATCGATTTCATAGTGAATATCACTTATTTTATATATAAAATCTCCTTTGTCATTTTGCAATATCATTTTCTTTTCGTATTTCAATTGACTTGGACTGTAATTCTTAATGAAATGCAATGCTTGACTGTACTTTCCCACACCCGACGGACCATATAGTATGAGATTCCGAAAATTATTTACGTTTTGAGGAATATTCTCGTAAAAAGGTACTAATTCGGGATGAATGTTATATGTTTCCACCTTTTTAATATAGTCTTCATAATGCGTTTCGTGAAATTTCATATAAAATCATGAATAAAGTTTTTATATGAATTAATCGCAATTTACTTATTGCGTCATGGTAAAACGTAATTTTGACAAATCATTGGCGTAAATCACATTAATAATGGGGAAAATCAATGTTATCAAATATACTATCAGTATAAAGATTTTATATGTACTGCTGAAATCAAGTGTCCCTTTCATAGTGTCAAATTGTGTAAAGTAAGTAAAAATCAAAAACAACATACATATGGTCACCACCAATGACAAAAATTTATAATTACTTATTTTACGCAAATTTTGCTTTGATAAACTAGTGGTTTTATTGTTATTTTTTAAGAAATAATAAGTCATCGTCATTAATAAAGACGAAACGAATTGCAATATCACCGCGGGAATCATCACATAATATAAGGGAAAATAAATCATATAGGATTTCATGTACGTTGATGCCGGGATTTCCATGGTAATTGCTTTAAAATAACGATTATTATCCATAAAAACGTCAAAACAAAAAAGTAATGTTAAAATCGCCTGAATGGCGAAAAACGAACCAAACCCGATCATTTCCATATGTTGATTATAAAGCGCTAAAAAGGAAAATATGAATAAAATACCCACATATACGTATTTCATGGCCGGAAAACATTCTTGGATCATGACAATATTATATTATAATGAGCTTTCATTTTCTTAAGCTAAATATTTCTCTTGTACCCATTGAATAATTTCCTCATTACTCTTTTCCAAGAAATCATACTTCTTCAAGGAAAAGAATTGTGGTTTTTTCATAGACTCAGTCTTATAATAAATGTAAGGACCGTATTTTCCTTGCCGAATACTCATATTTTCGTTTAAAGGAGTCACGTCACTTTGTGTTTTCTTGGAAATGGATTCAATAAACTCTATTGCTTGTGCCAATGTTATGCATGAAATATCTCCTTTGTATTCCTTTAAACTATAATTGGTTGTGCCGTTTTCCAAGAAAGGTCCATAACGACCCTTTTTCAATTTCAATGGTTCTCCATTATACATCCCTAAACCTTCCTTCTCAAATGCCAATAATTCCTCTAAACTATATTCTCCGTTTCGCGCCCTTTCCAAGTTTATTTCTATGTTCTCTTTGATCGGCAAATAGCGAATTTCACCGTTTTCTGTCTTTTTTATGCACGGACCATATTGCTGGAAACTAATTTCATGCAAATCGTCGATTTTATATGCCTCCTTTTCCACTTTACCCAAAGCCTTGGACATGATTCCAATTTCTTTGTAACATGACTTGCATAATTCATACCACGGATTTTCTGTATTACCTTGCGCTATTTTGTCCAATTCGTCTTCCATATGCTTGGTATAATCATACGAAAACAATGAACCGAAGTGTTGAAGCAAGAATTCCAAGGCTAATATGCCAACCGGCTGAATAGACAATTTGTTTGTTTCATTTCCAAGCTGTTTTATCTCCTTCTTTGTTTGCAATTTCGTTTTCGTCAAAGTATATGTATTGGCTTCGACACTCTTTCCTTCAATATTGCCCAATTTGACATAATCCCGCTCTTGAATCGTTTCCACCAGCATGGCAAATGTCGAAGGACGACCAATACCTAAATCCTCCAATTTTTGCACCAAAGACGATTCGCTATAATGACCCACCTTGTTTCGTGCAACCAATTGTCCCGTTATCTTCTGATAAGGCACTTGCGCCTTTCCTTCACTTCCACATAAAGTCTTCAAATAAAGGTATAATGCCTCGTCATCATTACGATCTCCCTTTACTGCTTTCCAACCCAAGAATTCGGGTAACTCCAAATTATGTTTATAGGAATAAGACACCGAATTTACTTCAGGAGCACTGATTTCCAAGGGAAATACTTTATACAGCGCTTCACTCATACAACTTTCCAAGGTATTCCTCCAAATCAATTGGTATAGCGATTTTTCCGACGAATTAAGCTCGTTTCCTCGTATTTGAATGTTGGTAACACGAATCGCCTCATGCGGGTTTTTCGCATCCCTGTTTGTCACTTTTTCCAAGTTTCCTAAATGAGCCGCGTCATAAGTTTCCAAGATATACGACTTCATCGTTTCCAAGAAAGGAGGTGCATATTTATTATTTTCGGTACGCATATACGTGATCAAACCATTTTGGTATAGTATTTGCGCGACTTGCATTGTCCTTTTCGGCGACATGTGAAGCACATTACTTGCTGTTTGGAGGAGATGCGATGTATGAAATGGCCGAGGAGGCTGCTTTACACTCTTTTTCATAGCCTTCATTTCAAGTTCATGGGAAAATGTTTTGCTCATTTCCAAGAAAGTTTTCACCACACCTTCTTCTTCCACTTCCTTCGATAATGCAAAATCTATGTTTTGAGCAGTAAATGTACCCGTTATTTTGTATTTCATTTCCACCGGATTCTTAGCAATTTCTTGCTCGCGATCGAATACCAAACGCAGTGCCGGGGTTTGACAACGACCCGCCGATAACGCATTGTCACGACCTCCGCGCACATGTTTCCATAAATGAGGCGATATTTTAAAACCCACCACCATATCTAATACTTGACGCGCATGTTGCGCCTTTACCAAATCCATGTTTAAAGTAGTCGGATTGCGAATTGCTTCTAAAAGGGCTTTTTGCGTTATTTCGTGAAACAATATTCGTTTGGTATTTTCAACAGGCAAATCAAAACACATGCAAATATGCCATCCAATACCTTCCCCTTCGCGATCATCGTCACTCGCTATGAACACACATTGTTTTGGGTATTGTACAATAATTTCCTTCATCCATTTTACGTGACTCGCCTTTTCCTTGATAATCGTGAAAGTGGGGTCGAAATTGGAACGCGTGGCTATACTATTTAATCCCACTAGTTCTCGAATATGCCCCTTACTTGCGATACATTTATATTGCGAACCTAAATAACTCTCGATTTTTTGACATTTGGACGGCGATTCCACAATAATCAAATAACTAGTATTTCCTATGGATGTGGAATAGTTCGCCGCTTTAAATGATGCCTTTTTCTTATAAAATTTCTTTGGACCCATTCATAAACATACTAAATTTAAGTTTAATATGTTTTCCAAGATTTATATTCCACGTTCGTACTCTTCATTCGAATAGGTAAAATCAATGTCGCGAAATTCACACCATTTTATATTTAAATTTTTCTTTGGAGAATCTGGCTGTTTCAAACAAGAATATTTTTTGATTTCTTGTAATCGTTTTCTTTCTTTTTCTTGTTTTTTTAATGCATCCAATAAATAAAAAATACCATCCCTCATACTATATTCTTTTGAGAAATTACCAAGACAATAAATTGTGTAATATTTTCATTATCTATATTGGTTAATTTTATCTATTTCTAATTCATATTTTTTAAATAATTCAGTGCATTTAAAACTCTCTATTTGTTCATTAATCGTGTTTGGTGGTATATACTCAATCGGAAAATGTGTTATTTTCTTTTTTAAAAAACTTTCTAATTTATTTACAATTTCATGTTCAAATAACTCATTGGTTTTAATAAATAATATATTCTCTTTTTTATTATTTGACCAACTATTAAATTGTTTAATCATTAGTTGTAATAAATTTTTGTCTGATAATTCTATGTTCATATTGTTACTGAGTTTTTGTTGATTTAAATCCCATATTCCCTCGCCTCGTTGTTTCTGTGATAAAAATGATTTTACGGGATCATCATAAATATATAAAATAGGTATGTTGATATTTATGTAATTTGGACAATGGCATAATATTTTGTGCCATAGATTCGTTCTGCAGTTATAACCATTTTGTTCCATTACAAAACTGAGTAAATTACTAGAACAACCACCATAAGATATAATTAACAGCTCCATACCATCTTCTTTAATAATTTCATCATTTATATTATCTAAATTATATATTTCATTACAACAATCCATTATATATAACACAAATATATAATCTATCTTTTAAATAATCAATTATGGAAAGTATATAAACATAACTTCTTAGATTATTATGTATAATATGATCTATAAATTGCAAATTCACGATCGCAAATATACTTCTTGGTCCTTTTTAGATGAAAATGACCAAGAAGCAACTCCCTTAGATAGTTCTTTTCATCCAGCATTATCGAAATTATTTCACGATGATTTGTTACACATTGAAAACGGTAAAATCATCGAAACTATTCCCGGAAAATACCGTTCTTATAAATGCGCCGGTGTTATGTTATTGTCGAACGCACAAACGTATGGGCGTACGAATAATAACCGGGTTTTGTATAAATGTATTCCTCATGAACCCTTTCTACCTGAATGCTTGATCCCTTACGATCAGCGCATGACTTTTTCAAAAGCTTTTGTCAATAAATATGTGGTGTTTCATTTCCAAGATTGGACCGATAAACATCCATCGGCCATTCTTCATGAAACCTTGGGCAATGTGGATGATTTGTCTGTTTTTTATGAATATTCTTTGCATTCCAAACAATTACATTATTCATTGACACAAACCAACAAATATTTGAAACCCATTGTCAAAGAAAGCTCTTACCCAAACGTTTTGGAACAAATTCTTCAAAATCCTCATTATAATATCGAAGACCGCAGAAGCCAATGCTATGTGTTTAGTATTGATCCAGAAGGAAGCACCGATTTAGATGACGCATTTAGTTTCCAACAATGCGAAGACAACCAAGATTACTTTAAACTCACTATTTATATTTCCAATGTGTTTTTAATGCTCGAAGCACTGAATTTATGGGAACACTTGTCGGAAAGAGTATCCACCATTTATTTCCCAGATAAAAAACGAACCATGTTACCGACCATTTTATCCGAAGATTGGTGCAGTTTACTTGAAAAAAAAGACCGACTCGCCTTTTCTATGGAAGTACTCATTCATCAAGACGGCACACTGCAAGAAGACAGCATTCGCTTTTTCCATTCGATTATTCAAGTGCGAAAGAATTTTGCTTATGATGAACCCAAATTACTCAAAAACAAACATTACCAGAAATTAGAGCATATTACCAAACTTATTGGAAAGGAACAAATCCAAGATAGTCACGACGTGGTTTCTCATTGGATGGTCTTTATGAATGTCCAAGCAGCACGGGCATTAGCAAAAAAACAATGCGGTATTTTCCGCGCATCGTCCATTAAAAACAAAACTTTGCGCAATGAAATCGAAAAATATCACCTCGATCACGAAACACAGCAAATGCTATGTTCATGGAACAATGTATCCTCGTCATATATTGTGTTTAAAGGAGAAGCCATGGACAATTTACAACACGAAATGATGACACAAGACTGTTATGTCCATATTACAAGCCCTATTCGCAGGCTGGTGGATGTGTTAAACCAAGCGTTTTTTTACAAAGAAATTTTGCAAGTACATGTTAGCTCAGCATCACAGACATTCGTCGAACATTGGTCGCAGCATATTGAATTGTTGAACCAATCCATGAAGTCCATTCGAAAAGTACAAAACGAATGTCAATTATTGTATCAATTTTCCAAAAACGAAGAGTTACATGAAACCCAATTTAAAGGAATATTGTTTCATCAGGAACAAGAAGGTCTTTTTTATAAGTATCAAGTCTATTTACCCAAATTGAAATTGGTTTCAACCATTACATTAACACATGAACAACCATTGTATTGCTATTATACCTTTTCTGCCTATTTGTTTGAAGAAGAATACAATGCCAAACGCAAAATTCGTCTTCAACTAGAAAATTGATTTTTTATTGTTTGATATAACACACAATAAAAAATGCTTCGCTATATTCTTTTACTATTCTTTATCTATAATTTGACCAACCAAACATATGTTCCGCATGTGAATCATAGTGCAATATTAGCTTCCTTAAAATTTATTCCGATTGTGATGTAAATAAAATGTATCTATAATACAACCATGCAAACCTTTCTTTTATTATTCCTTTTTTTACACTTTTGTAACACCCAATCCTTTTTTGTTAATAATAACATGTTATCTATGTATCGAAAACTGAAGAAAAATGTTCCGGTTTCTTATGACCCATCCCCAAATCATTATTGGATTTGAAGGTGAGTGTAAAGAAAAATCCCGTTGCGATTGCATTAGATGCTAATAACTTGTTTTTTCGTTTTTATAAAGAAGGCGTCATTGATGTTCCACGTAATATGTCACGGGAATTGAATCATGCAGTTTTATTGGTTGGTTATGATTACGATGATAAAGGTATGTACTGGATTATACAAAATTCTTGGGGGAAAGAATGGGGAGATAATGGGTTTTGCAAATTACGAGCGCGACCCGATGAAGGAACGCTTTTGTGTCAAATTTATGGTGTTTATCCCATTGAAAAATAAACACAAACATCATATAAAAAAGAATGTTAGTTAAATTAGATTACAATGCAAATTAAAGTCGAGAATAAGGAACACGCGGATTTTCTTTATAGGAGATTGGTGTAATTACTTCTAATTCATCTGGATGAATAAGGGATAATTTGGGTTGTTGACTAAATAGTTCTTCTATGGCTTCTGCGTTGTCCTCAATTTGAACGATTTGGCGATTGTTGCGTCGTAAATCTTCGCCCATCATTTCCTGACGTTCGTTCCATTGTGTTTGTTTTTCTGTTTCTCTATTTTTAATGAATTTAGACAATGCTTTACTCTTGTTTGAAATATCTTGTACATCGTCTGTTCTATCATAACGCCAAAAGGTGGCAGCAATAAGGTCTCTCATAGTAATGTTGTTTTTTTGTGTAAAATCCATAATCTCATCCACTGTTGTAAGATTATAAGTGGGATTGTTTGTTTTGTCCAATCCAGACATATCTGACCAGTCCAAAACCCAGTGATGAGGATTTTCTTCTTCATGGTCGTGTTCGTATTCGTCAGCCATTTCACCATAACTATATTCGGATTCATCATCAGATTCAATAATATCGGATTCTTCGCGTAAAGGAGTACGGCAATATGGACAGCTGTTTTTCACGTCCATGCATTTCATAATACAGGAAAAGCAAAAGGAATGACCACACGGAGTTGTGGTAATGTTAGTCTTACCTAATTCTTCAAAACAAACACAACAGTCATTTTGTGTTTGTTCCATTTTCATTTCAGTTTGGGCGCTCATTGTTGATTTTGTTGTCTTTTCAATTTAAAGGTTGTTGAATGAAATTTATCGAAAAAGGCCTATCAATTTTATGAAATCTTGGAGAAAAACATGCCAGATAACCATCCTGCCACAAGAGCAAACATGGTTTTAATATTGTCACCCACATTATAGAGAGTCCATCTCATAGCCACACAATGAGGGGCTTGTGACATGAAGGGTGATATTAAAAACCCCCAAAACGTGGGAGGGGTACAAAAATAAGTATAAAGATGAGGTATTGTGTAATGAAAGAAACAATATACAGCATAAATACCAGTTATTTTTGATAAAGTTGTTACATAATCATAGAATATATTTGTTAGATCCATCTTTGTTGCCCAATCGCATAATAAGTCAAACATTTATATTCACTCATAAAAAATGTTTAAATACATTACAATAAAAGTTTTTCTGCTAAAAGGAGGGTTTCAGGGAACCTAGGTTCCCTGACTCCAAAAGATGAATATAATAAAGTGAATTAAATGAGGTCGAGGTCGATGTCGATGTCGATGTCGATAGGTTGTTTGTGTTGTAGTGGTTGTTGTTGTTGTTGTTGGTTGTTGAATAAAATTTGGTC